ATTTGTGCAGCTGTGTAGTAATATTTACTATACAGCTACAATTTTTATTAAGGGGGTATAGCAATGAACGAAGGGGCAAAGCAGCTTTCCGTGCCGAATTTCATGATTAAGCCGGAAAAGAAGAAGGCAAAGCGTGACGGGATCCTTGTACCGATACTGGTCAAGGTTCTTATCATCGTTTTCATGGTGACGGTCGCCATGATCCTGATTCATCGCGGTCAGCGTGTGCTTGGCTGCATTATTTACGGGAAGGAGGTTATGGAACTCATTGCATTTGTGGCATTTATGGTAAGAAGAAGAAGGAGTGAAAATGGAGAAGTATAATATTCGTGACACTGCACAGATGTGCGGCGTAAAAGTACGCACGGTGCGAGATTGGATCAGACGCGGGAAGATTCGTGCAGAAAAACAGGAGAATGGGTGGTATTGGCATATTCCATCTAGTGAGATAAAGAGGATCAGACATGAAGACAAAGATTGAAAACATACCGGAAGAGCTTAAAACCGTACCGCAATGGGTGTGCTGGACAGGAAGCAGCAAGATTCCGATGAATCCCGTCACGGGCGGGAATGCAAAAAGTAATGACCCGTCTACCTGGACAGATTTTGAGACAGCATGTAGAGGATGTGAGACATATGGTTTTTTCGGCCTTGGCTTTATGTTTGCGCCTCCATACTTTGGCGTAGACTTAGACAACTGTACGGATAATGTGGACTTCTGTGATGAATTTGTGGAAACGCTTCGGTCATATGCTGAATATTCGCAAAGCGGGACAGGAGTGCATATTATATGCAAGGGCGCTCTTCCGGATGGCGCAAGAAGGCGTGGCAATGTCGAGATGTACAGTACCGGCCGATATTTTATCTGTACGGGAAACATCTATAATGACGCGTACAGAGACGTGATTGACTGCACAGAGACGGTCAAGGTGCTGCATAGCAAATACATGCCGTCAGATACACCAAGGATCGAACAGCATCGGGTTGAAGCTGTTGATATGGAAGACAGGGAAGTTATCGACAAGGCCAGAAACTGCCGTTCCGGGTATCTTTTTAGCGCTCTTTATGACGGGAACTGGCAGGGAGTTTACAGATCACATTCAGAAGCTGATCTTGCGCTATGCAATCAGCTTGCTTTCTGGACGCAGAAAAACGAGCAACAGATGGACCGTATCTTCCGGTCTTCCGGTCTTATGCGTGACAAGTGGGACAGTAAAAGAGCAGGCGTCACTTATGGGGATATTACGATCGGGAAAGCGTGTGCGAATTGCATTGAAGTTTACGAGCCGCACAAGTACGAAGACGATACTGCACTTGCCCTGGCACTTTTCCGGGATGGTACAACGGGCGCGGAAGTACCCAAGAAAAATTATGACATGACCGATACAGGAAATGCACATCGCCTTCAGGACCGGTTCGGACGCTCTATCCGATACAGCTACAACCGCAAGAAGTGGTTTTATTGGGACGGGAAGATGTGGAGACTTGACGACACCGGCGAGATTAAGAAACTGGCCGATATCGTGTGTGAGGACATAAAGCGCGAAGGATACCAGGAACAGGACGAGAAAACACAGGCTGATCTTTTGAAGTGGGCAACCAAAACAGCATCCAGTAGGGGCAAAGAAGCAATGATCAAAGAATGTCAGCACTTGCACGGGATTCCCGCATCGCCGGACGATTTCGATTCTTACACAGAGTACCTGAACTGTCAGAACGGTGTTATCAATCTGAGAAACGGAGAACTGCTGCAGCATGACAGTTCTTTCGGAATGTCGAAGGTTTGCAATGCCGAGTATGATGCGGACGGCAAAGAGCCTACATTGTGGCTCAGCTTCCTTAATGACGTCACAAACGGAAACAAGGATCTTATAAGATACATACAGAAATCAGTCGGCTACTCCCTCACCGGATCCAACCGCGAGCAGTGTGCATACTTCCTGTATGGCATGGGAAACAACGGAAAATCAACTTTCCTGGATACGATCTCTGATCTGCTCGGCAGCTACTCGGCAAACGCACAGCCGGAAAGCATCATGATGAAGAAGTTTGGAGACGGTGGCGCGATGTCAGATATAGCACGATTGAAAAGCGCAAGGTTTGTCACATCTGAAGAACCCACAGAAGGGGTAAGGCTTAACGAGGGCCTTTTAAAGCAGCTTACAGGTGGTTCAAAAGTGACCTGCCGTTTTCTTTACGGTGACGAATTTGAGTATGTGCCGGAGTTCAAAATCTGGATCGCAACTAACCACAAGCCGGTAATCCGTGGTACAGATGTGGGTATCTGGCGCAGGATCAAGCTGATACCGTTCGAAGTAAATATTCCGGCTGAAAAGGTGGACAAGAACCTCAAGTACAAGCTGAGAAAGGAATTTCCACAGATCCTGAAATGGGCTGTCGATGGGTGCCGCATGTGGATGGAAGAAGGACTTGACGAGCCGGAGTGCGTAAGGCTTGCTGTAAAAGAGTACAAGCAAGAGATGGATATCCTTGCCGGTTTCATCGAACAGTGCATAGAGATCGACTACGACTGCAAGGATCGAACACCGGCAAAGAATCTGTTCCGTGCCTACAGCCAGTGGGCGAAGGAAAACAACGAATACGAAATGTCCAGCCGTAAATTCTTCAAGGAGATCACAAAGAAGCTGCCGGAAAAAGGACGAGACGGGAAAGGCATATACTACAAGTATATCAAGCTGGTTGGTGACTTCAGGCAGTATAGCATTTCGGATTTTTACAAGGAGTAAGCCATGAGCTTGAACAAAGCGATTGAGCATAAGAAAGAGCACCGGAAACCATATACTGGCAGCAAAGCTATAGACAAAACCTGCCGAAATCATGGTGGTTGCGAATGGTGCGAAGAGAACCGAAAACATAAGTATGAAAAGAGAGAGGAGGCGATGAGGGATAGGATTGCTGAATACGAAAATGGATGATTTTGAATTGTGGTTAAATGGGTGTAGAGAAAATAACACAGTGATTTTCAAACTTCCTGAGCATGGTCTTTACAAAACCTGGAATGAACACATGGTGAATAACAACGTGATCCGTGACACTCCCGTATACCATGTGTGGAAGAATGGAAAGAGAATTTATTGCGGATTGAATTATCTTGAGACAGTTAAAAAAGCGGAGGGTGAAGAATGCTGAAAATTATTTTTCCTGCACTGATGGTGATCGGTGCGACAGGTAGCCTGGTTGTGAACGTGGTCGAAAAAGGACAGTTTGCCATCAGCTTACAGTGGATTGGAGCAGCTTTACTGTATACAGCACTTTTATTGAGGAATATGCAATGAAAACACATGATTTAAAGATACTGCCTGAATTTTATCGGGCAGTAAAGAAGGGTGAAAAGACTTTTGAAGTTAGAAAGAATGACAGAGACTTTAAAAAATATGACGTGATCATCCTGCGCGAGTGGGATGGAAAGAACTACACTGGTAAATGGATCGCAAAAAAAATCGGCTATATTTTGCCGGGCGGGCAGTTTGGCATAGAGGAAGGATATGTCGTGTTGGGGCTGAAATAATGAATGTTGGAGGTATGGGATGAAGGTTAAATTTAATAAAAACAAATTAAAGTATGATATTTCGGACTATGGTGCACAGTCAAAAGTCGCCACTGAGCTGAGGATGACTACTGGAACGCTTAGCCGTATCGTAAACAGGGAACACATTAACTTTGCGATGCTGTACGCAATCTGTACCGTAATTGGCACGAAGCCGGATGACTATGTGACGGAAGCGGGGTGGAACGAATGACAGCCGAGGAAAAAGACCGCATTGAATGTGCTATCCGTCACATCCAGACCGCCGTGGATATTGATCCATGGGCGCAAGAGATTGCGATGGAAGCGATGGAGAAGCAGATTCCGAAGAAACCAGTTATGGGATACGCATTTGCAGAAAAGATACGAGAAGTGATAAAGAGGACTGACCCCGAAAGAGCGGAAAGTAAAACGGAGTGCTGCCCTGTCTGCGGGAGAACGCTTGGGGTGAGCCAATTTGTCAAAGCTCAAACAGGTTTGCGCGTTGGCGATTCTCATTGTAAATGGTGTGGTCAGGCGATTGACTGGACGGAGGATGAGTGATGGAAGAACTTAAACTGTGTCCGTTTTGCGGTGGTAAAGCAAGATTGGTACAAAGAACACATGCAAATAAAAACAGCCCGATAACAATAACGAATGCATATGTCGTTGAATGCGAAAAATGCGGTGTTTCTACGGACTATTATTATAGTGAAATATGGCAGGGGACGGATGGAGAGGTTCATATAGATGCAAATGGCGCAACAGAGGCAATCGAAGCATGGAATAGGAGGGCGAGTGATGTTGATTAGATATAGATTTAAAACGTGGTCTGTAGATGATCCACGACCGCTAAGAGATCTTGCGCCAATCAAGATGCCGTGGTGGTGTTCTGGGTTTGGATTTGGCAAGCATGGCGCAAGACCGTATGAGGACGAATATGCAATAATCATCTGCTATCTGCCAAAGGATGAAGATTTGAAAATGTATTGGGATGATGCATTTGATGTAGAGGCAGAGGATGCGGAAAGAATCATATATACAGACAGATTTACAAAGCCTGATTGGTGTAAGGAGGAGGGCGAGTGATGATCTGGTGCTATTGCGAATCTTGTAAAAACCATGACGATGATGATACATGTGAATTGAGCAGTATAACAATCAGTGATAGAGAAATGACAGCAGCAGGATTTTTGCCACAATGTCAGGAGTACGAAGAATTGGAGAACGAGTGATGAACATTGGAACGGCAATAAAAATCTTTAACAACATTTTCGATGATGCGTATACGATCGAGGAAAAAGGTTTGGCTATACGCAAGGTCATTGATATGGAAACTCATAACAGCATTAGCAAAAGTAAAATGTTGGTCGCTATGAACTGGATGTGGGAACAAATTTTTGAGTTGAAACAGGAGAGCGAGTGATGACAGACATTAGATTTTATATTCCAGAAGATGAAACAATACCTACCGATCTTAGACTATATGTTGGTGATGTTTATGTCGAATATCACAGAATTGATCATGGATTCCGTTTTGAAATTCTTTTGGACGATGAAAACGAAGCAATGAAAATTGCGGAAAAGATAGTCGAAAAGATGGAATACGAACATGATGAATCACAGCATGGTGTTTCGTGGAGAACAAAGTCACTTGTTGTAATCCATCAGGAAGAACGGTATAAAATCGGAACAATTATTGATTGGGAATACTATGTAAGAGATTCCTATTGATAGGAGAGTGAGTGATGACGCTTGAAGAAACGATTAAATATATGGAAGAAGTGGCGAAGGAAAACGACGATTCTGCGAAGGAATTCTATCGAATTTCAAAATTGGAAACTCATCCAGATCGAAAATATGCTGAAGGTGTATATGTCGAATGTAAGAAATGTGCTGATGAACACATGCAGTTTGCGGAATGGCTAAGAATTCTCAAAAAGGCGAAATTCGAATATGACGAAGCGTGGCGTATTCTGACGCATCCAACGCCAGATGTAACGTATGCAGATAAGCAGATGGCGCATGTGATACTTGATAAATTCAGAAATAGTTTGGGAGCGATGAAATGAGCATGACGCCAGAAGAAACGATTAAGATACTGACCGCCAAGGCTGAATGCATGCGACGAGAGACAAGCGGAATAGACATCGACTGTAATTATCGCAACTGCGATGAGTGCGATCTGTGCTATAAGCAGGGCACTACGAGCGATCAGATGGAGGCTCTGCGCGTGGCAATCTCCGCACTTCAGGCGCAAGAATTGAGTGAAACTCAAAAGACACTCGATACCATCAGCTTGCAACCAACTTGCAACCAACTTGCAACCGATACCATAAGCAGACAGGAGGCGATTGATGATGAAAATAGTGCCTATAACATTTAGTTATGCAAAACAGTTTGTTAAAGACTATCACAGGCACAATCCAAACGTGACAGGATGTAAATTTTGCATAGGCTGTCAGGATGGTGATGAGATTGTTGGAGTTGCTATTTGTGGTAGACCTGTTAGCAGGTATCTTGATGATGGGGAAACCCTTGAAATAAACAGGGTTTGCACTAATGGTGCGAAAAATGCTTGCTCTATGTTATACAGTGCTTGCTGTCGAATCGCAAAAGCGATGGGATATAAGAAAGTCATAACATACACACTTCAATCAGAAAATGGAGCGAGTGTAAAGGCAAGCAATTTTATTTGTGACGGAGAATCTGGCGGTACTCATTGGACAGGCAAACGAGATAAAGGTCAGCAAATCCCGAATGAAATGAAAGTGAGGTGGCACAGGGATTTATGAGAGATCTTGTCAGCAGACAGGTGGCGATTGATGCGCTTGTAAAGGCCATAAGAGAAGATCCGTACTACGATAGCAACGAAGCTATTAACGGATTGGGCGTATGCGATGTGAGGGTGATTCTTAACGATTTGCCATCCGCACAGCCAGATCATAATGCTGACCACGACAAAAAGGTATCTATTTCGTGCAACCACGAAAATGGTCTGATAAGCAAACAGGCGAATTGCGTTTACTGTCACGAGGACAGCGATGGATATGTAAAGCCGATTGAAAAGAATTGCCATGCGTTTATTCGTTTCGGCATGAACGGATGGGAGCTGAGTTTAAAAGCAAATGGATGGCATGGAAGCGCAAAAATCAAGTACTGCCCGATGTGTGGAAGGAAGTTAGAAAAATGATAAATGAAAAAATTGTTCCAATATCCCCGTATGGTTTTAGATTTCCAACCGAAACAGAAATGGCGATAGATGAAACGCTGAAATTGTGTGGAATAAGTGGAGAAGACGCAAGCATGATGTTTATTGAGGTTATGAAAAAACTAGGGAAAAATGATAACATTCCTGCATGTTGTAGGAGTCGAACGGAAAGGAGAACCGATGGGGGACTTAATCAGCAGGCAGGCGGCAATTGAAATTATACAAAGTATGTATCCTGGAATGCCCAGAGTCCCTTGGATGCGAAAAGACTGGCAAAAACGATATGAGCCATATATACGGACGGAAAATGCGATTAGAGAGTTGCCATCCGTCACGCCGAAGTCAGACCAGTGTGAAGATGCGGTGAGTAGAAACGAGTTTTTGAAACGTATTGAGCCGTATAATACCTCAGACAAAATGGACAAGGCACTTTATAACTTTGCTTTTAACAAAATTATTGGTTGCTCATCCGTGACGCCGAAGTGCAAGACGGGGAAGTGGATTACAAAATCAACGAACGGAGAAATGTTTGACGTATGCTCTATATGCGGACATATTGAATGGAATGCACCGAGTAAATTCTGCTCGAATTGTGGAAGTTTTAATGGAGGTGCTGATGTCGATGAATAAATATGGCGGCGTAAATGATATGCCGTCAGGATGGACTAGAGAATCGTATCTAAATAAAAGAATATATCAATTATGGTATGACATCCTTCGCAGATGTTATGACTCAGAACAGCAAAAAAGAGTAAAAGGTCGCACATATGCGGATTGTATAGTATGTGACAGGTGGCATTATTTAAAAAACTTCTATGAAGATATACAAAAATTGGAAGGATATGAAGAATGGACAAAAAGTGGATGTATGTCGATTGACAAAGATATGAGGGTGAAAGAAATACATAAGCAGTATAGTCCAGAAACATGTTGCTTCGTTACTATTGCCGATAATGTTAATGAGATGAACTCAAGAAGAGAAGACCCTACGAAAGAAGCTAGAGAAGCTAACAGGACAATATATGTGTTATTTAAAGATGACGAATATCATGTATTTGATAGTGAAAAAGACGCTTGCAATTATCTTAACGTCAGCAAGTGTTCTGTTGCAGGAGCATGGAGAGATAAATGCAAATGTAAAGGGTATAATGTGATTCGAATTGGCAACGGCGCGGATATGAGAGGTGAACAGGATGGAAGATAGTTTAACGGTAATCATGTTTTGCCAAGTATTGCAAACGATTATAATGCTTTTCTTTTATCTTGTTTGGATCTATGGGATAAACGCAAAAAAAGATTGTGTTCAGATCAATGCTATAAAGGATCGGAATGCAGATAAGCAAGAAGTAATTCATTGTGGCGGTTCTCCGGCTACTGGATGGTGCGATGAATGCAAATATGGATTCAGAAATGAAAAAGGGTATAGACAATGTTTCGCACCTGATATTGATGGGATGAAAAAAGTTGGAAGGATCAAGCCAAAGGAGAAAAACGATGCATGTGATTGAGAGGACAAAGAAACAGCGGAAGACAGACGGAGCAGCCGTTAATTCCAGGAATCATATGAACGGCATGCATAACTATACTGGCGTAGACGGCAGAATCTATCAGACAGAAAAGCGGATGCCGTCCGGAACTTCCAGGTATACCAGGATCCGGTCAAAGGAAGAGCTGAAGCATGATGCTGATCTGACTGTGACGTCTACAAATATTCGCAAGGTGGAGCGCTTCTTTGGGGGCGCTCCCACACCGATGGATCAGGTTGAATCAAAATATGGATTGCAGTATGATGAAAAGGAAGGAGGAACGCACGGCGATTCTGTGAAGGTTTTTCAGATGCTTTGCGATACCTTTCCTATGGCAAAGAACTACACGGCATGGAGTGATGTTTTGATCAGCGTCAAAGATCACAAGCCAGTCCGTACTGAACCGGTCAAGATCATCCGTGCTGCTGGAGAAAAGAAAGAACTGCCATCGGGCATAAAGCCGATCTATGTAAAAGGCGATCTGGTATGGACTGTCTACAGAAAACATGTTGTTGTGGATTGCGACTACTGCAGTGGCAGGGGAAGGATTGCAGCTGACGATGGATTTGTTTTATGTCACAAGTGCGGTGGATCTGGGAAGATGGAAAGCAGAACGGAGACGGTTCCGACTGTCGCAAGATGCAACATTGTTTCCTGGTACACCAAGCGGTTGCAGGATGGTACTTTTGACATTATGTATGAATTGGATGGGCACGGTGCATTTGGAAAGACCAGGGACAGGAACGGGTGCGAGATTGATGCAAGTGCCTGGCGGCTTCAGGGTGGAGGCAATCTGTTTGATTCTGAAGCGGCTGCGTTGAAGTTTGCGAAGGGGATTGCGCCATGTATAACAGTGGCATCTGCCACGAAATGAAGCCTTGTGGGAGGAAAAACTAATGCACTTCGGAGCAATAAAGGAGTATGATATAGCCAACGGGGAAGGTGTTCGGGTTTCTCTTTTCGTTTCAGGGTGTAGGAACCATTGCAAGGGCTGCTTTCAGCCTGAGACATGGGATTTCAATTATGGCGAGGAATTTACTAAGGAAACTGAAAGTCAGATAATTGAAATGCTGAACGATGAAAATATAGACGGTTTGTCTGTTTTGGGCGGTGATCCAATGGAGCCTGAGAACCGAGTGCCTTTAACATCTTTTCTGTGGAAGGTAAAGCATTACTTTCCGCAGAAAACCATATGGGTTTACACAGGGTATCTGTACGAGCAGTTGTCTGATCTTCCAATTATGGAATACATTGATGTGCTTGTGGATGGCCTGTTCATAGAAGAACTGAAAAATATCACACTTGCTTTTCGTGGATCTGAAAACCAGCGCATCATTGATGTGCGGAAAACAACAAAAGAAGGAGAGGTTGTGTTATATGAAGTATGTTGAGATCGACCGTTTCATTGCAGAAAATGGGCATTTGCCGGTGAACGAACTTTTGAGTAAGCTGAAGGAAGAGCCTGGAGCGAATGTAGTGCCGATGGAGTTTGTGGATGTCTGGTTCCGTGAGCATTATGGAACATACGTAAATCCAATACGTGCTGCATGGGGGAAGGAAAATGAATGATGAAGAAACTCTTTGGAGAATTAGGGAGATCATATCGGCATACAATGACGGGGAGTTAACACCTGCAAATGCTTTAATGTTCATCGCGTATGCGCTTGACTTTTGGAGATAGCCATGGGAAAACTCGTATCTTTTAAGAATTTGAAGGAGCTGCAAAAGCTGCCGCTTAACAGCTTTAATCGATGGGTTGAAAGCATTTATGAAAGTGGAAAGCAGGACGGCATTGATTTTGTCAACCAGGAAACCGTCGCTGAGGTTGGAGAAAATGAGCTTTATAATATTTTGCTCTCCGTCAAAGGAATAGGCCCGGCGAGAGCAATGCAGGTAATGAGAAAAATAGTGAGTGAAGATTGGGAGGTATATGATGAAAGTCAAACTTGACGATGGCGCTTTTATGCCGCAAAGGGCACATGAACAGGACGCTGGGTATGATCTCAGAACGCCTGTATGCGTTACGGTTCCTGCCGGTGGTTTTGCCATAGTGGATACCGGCGTACATATCGAACTGCCTGATGGCAAATGCGCTGTAGTGATAAGCAAATCAGGCTTATATGTGAAGCAAAATATTTCCAGCACAGGCTTGATTGATGAAGGTTTTACTGGTACAATAATCGTAGGGCTGCGGAATCAGGGAACTGCAGATCATACTTTCACAAGGGGCGACAAAATCAGCCAGTTTTTCATAACGGATTACTATGCTGAAGAGTTGGAACTTGTGGAAGAACTGTCCGAAACCGAGCGCGGAAGCGCCGGATATGGGAGCACAGGAAAGTAACACGGTATGCGGTGGCGGAATAGGGCAGTAATATGCATGATAAGCAAAGACATGGAACTGAAAGCGAACTACTGGCAGAGTATTATTTTGTAAACAATGGATATATTGTTTCAAAGCCGATAAACGATTTTAACGAATATGATTTCGTTATTGATTGCAACGGTGCGCTTTATAAGGTTCAAGCAAAAACTATTTATTTTGACAATTCAAAAAATAGATGGTTGGGAAGTTGTGTTACATCGCATATCAAAGGCAACAATCGAAGAGTAAATAAAAAATATAATGAAAAGTCCTTTGATTATGCGTTGTTTGTTTGCAAAGAACATAATTGTGTATATTTGGTTCCTATTGATAAAATTGTTGGAAGGAGAAGCATTACATTTTATCCGGACAGCAAGCCAGAGAGCGTAAATTCAAGATATGAGGATTTTGAACAATATAAATTCCCTTTAATGTAATTTACGTTGCGGGGTTCAAATCCCCGCCCGCATCATTAGAAATGAAATACTACAGGATCGTGAACGGTTCACATTGATTGCATAAGGTAGCCTGTACCGGATCGGGCAGGAGATAACTGTATGGAGCAGGGCTCATGCATCGAAAACTTTGGATGGACGATCCATCGGAACGTAACTCAGTTGGCTAGAGGAATTTGTGTCGCAGGTTCGAATCCTGCCGTTCCGATTATTCTCCGTGGACAATGTGATTATCACATGATAGTCGGATGGGGTAAGAAGTCCTGAATGATCCCCCTCAAATCGGCACGTTGTAATTGCGGTTGTGGCAGTCAATCAAGAGGCCGAGTTCTCTGCCTGACAGCCGGGAAAGACCGGCAGACCGCGGAGTTGACACCCGACGGTCTATAAACATATCGGGAGTCTTCATCGGGACGTAGCTCAATGGTAGAGCTTTGACGGTAAACAACAAGGGGTTCGTCACCTACTTGTGATGCGGGTTCGAATCCTGCCGCTCCGATTGGAAATGTAGCTCAACTGGAAGAGCATCCGGCTGTTAACCGGATGGCTATAGGTTCGAATCCTATCATTTCCGCTTGCGTAAATTAACCACATACACATGAAAGGAGTAAGCCATGTTTGGTGAATGGGTAATTAAACCGTCAACCGGAATGCCGCAGAAGGTGGCAACAGCATTCAGTGAAAAATTCGGAGAAATCGTGGGGGCCAGCTATGTGCCGATTGCGTACCTGGGAGAGCAGCTTGTGAACGGCAAGAACCACGCGATCCTGGCAGAGCAGACACTGGTTGTGGATGCAGATGTCTGCAACATCGTAATGATTATTATGAATGAAAAGGGCGAAACGTTTTCCGTGGTCAGCATCAATCCGATCCTGAGCGGAACTTCCGGCAAGCTCAAAGCTGCAAAAGAAGCTGAACTTGCCAGCGCCAAAAAAGAACTTGCCAGCGCGGTATCCAAAGTCCTTGGGTACTCGTTTACATGGTGAAAAAAGAACATCGTCTCTGAACCGCGACAAAAAAGGCTTCAATCCTGCTGTGTGATTGGTGATAGTTGTGCGACTGCTGAAGACGCAGCAGGACGCATCAGGGAGTAGAAGCAGTGTTCTTTATGAATACAGTGGGTGCTATACCCGCTGTATTTTTTTATTAAAAACTATTGACATTGTTGCACCGATACGGTAACATGGTCTTGCGTTATGGAAAGGAGGCAACAACCATGAAAAGCCAGACATTCGGAGTTGAGATCGAGATGAATCAATCGGTGTGATGGACAGAAACGAACAAGACCATATTATCGGACTTTCTCGTTCTATGATGGCGGAAGACGAAAGATCAGAAGAAGACATTGATTGATGCAATTTTATGGTAAAACTGTTAAAATGAGGGTAGAGCAATCTACCCTTATTTTTTTTTGTGAAGAAAGGAGCGAAATGGTAAAAAAAGAATTTGTGACACTGCCGCTGGATGAAATCATCCCATATGAGAAAAATCCAAGGATCAATGATGATGCTGTGGCAGACACCATGGAAAGTATCAAGCAGTGCGAGAACCTTGATCCTATTGAAATTGATGAAAAGAACGTCATCCTCTCTGGCCACACGCGCCTGAAGGCGCTGAAGAAGCTGGGCTATACGGAAACGGAATGCGTAAGGTATTCCGGCCTTTCTGAGGACCGTAAAAAGAAATACAGGATACTTGCCAACAAGGTGGCAGAGAAGTCAAAGTGGGACATCGACCTTCTGGCCGGTGAATTGGAGGGGCTGGACTTCGACGGTTTCGACTTCGGCTTTGATGTCGATCTGGATCAGCGCGAAGAAGATCCCGTGGAAGTGCGAGAGGACAAAGCGCCTGAAGCGCCAACAGAGCCAAAAGCCAAACTTGGCGATTTGTGGCAGTTGGGGAATTCTCATAGACTTATCTGCGGTGATTCTACGGATGTTGCGGTTATTGATAGGCTTATGGATGGGGTAAAGGCTGATATGGTGTTTACTGACCCGCCATACAATATGAGCGACAATCTGTCTGGGTTTATATCCGATGAAATGAAATCAAAGCTTGACAATATAGTTGATTTTGACCCGAATACAGTTGTAGACACTTTGTTTGCGATAAATACAAATAATTATTTTATTTTTACAAGTAAAGAACTTATCCCGAAATATTTTAAGATATTTGAAGAGTGGGGATTTAATATTCTTGTATGGTGCAAAGATAACCCTACACCAATGACAAACAATACATTTTTGCCCGATGTGGAATATCTTTTATACTTTTATAAAAATGGTAGAGTATGGAATAACGGTCTTGATGTATCTGTTTATAAAAAATATTATAATTCTAATAAAATGGAAGGGCGAAAAGAAGCAGGAAATGTTCATCCGACTATTAAGCCAATAAAAATTATTGCAGATAAAATACAAATCTGTTCAAACAAAAACGGAATTGTAGTCGACCTATTTGGCGGTAGTGGTAGCACACTAATAGCCTGTGAACAGTTAAACAGAAAATGCTATATGGCTGAACTTGATTCCAAATATGTTTCCGTCATCGTAAACAGGTGGTTAAATTTTACAGGCAGAAAAGATGAAATATTCTGCATCCGTGACGGTCAGAAACTCACTTATGACGAGGTGTTTGGTGAATAAAAACAATACTGTTGGAAAGCAAGGTGGAATAATGATTGATGTAATAATTCAAAGATGGTTCATGTTCAGGAAGGACGGTATTCTAGCTGCGCAGATCACGGAAGGGGTGATATGATGGCTCAGAGGGGAAGACCGCTTAAGGAATTCGACAAGAAGACGTTTGAGGATCTTGTCAGCCTTGGATGCTCACAGGAAGAAGTCTGCTGGTTCTTCCGGGATGAAAACGGGAAACCGGCGAACATCGACACACTGTCAAGATGGTGTAAGAGAACGTTCGGTCTAAATTTTCAAGAGTATTATAAAAGTACAGGGCTGATGGGTCTGAAAATCAAATTACGCCGAAACCAGTTCAAATTATCCGAGAAATCGGCGGCTATGGCTATCTTCCTGGGCAAAAATTACCTAAACCAGAAAGATTCTGTAGAGTATGAAGACACCACTGCGCTTGAACGGCTCGATGCAATTTTGGAAGGACTGAAGAAGAAGGCAGAGGAAGAAAATGAACAAAATGAGGATGAAGAATGAGCATAACTGTTCTGGAAGGAGGTGGTGCTATGTTTGAGCTTGATTTTTCATCGAAACAGAATGAATATATTTGCAATGCTAACAGAAGATGGAATCTCAAGGTCGGTTAGGTGCTGTCCGCTCCGGGAAATCCTTCGTAGATGTGAACTACATGATCCCACAACGGCTGGTAAGCATGAAGGAAAAGACAGGACTCAACCTGATTCTTGGTGTCAGCCGCGAAACCATCGAGAGAAACGTGCTGCAGCCGATGCGGGAAATGTATACGGACCGTGTGGTAGGCGCAATCAATGGACGGAATATCGCCATGGTATGTGGAGTTCCTGTCTACTGCCTGGGAGCTGAAAAAATCTCACAGGTTGCAAAGATACAGGGTATGTCAGTCAAATACTGCTACGGTGATGAGATTGCAAAGTGGTCGCCGGAAGTGTTCGCCATGCTCCAGTCGCGTCTTGACAAGCCGTATTCCTGCTTCGATGGCGCGTGTAACCCGGAATACCCAGGACACTGGCTTAAAGCATTCATAGACCGTGAAGACATCGACATCTATGTGCAGAAGTACACGATTTTTGACAATACGCATTTGTCGCCAAAGTTTGTCAAGGATCTGTGTAAAGAGTACGAGGGTACAGTTTACTATGGACGGTACATCAAAGGCGAGTGGACGCTTGCGGAAGGTCTGATCTATCCGATGTTTGAAAAAGCCATAGCAGAACCGCCCCAGGGCATCAAGCCGGATCAATACTGCATATCCATCGACTACGGCACTCTGAACGCCTTTGCGGGGCTCCTGTGGGCGCGATACGGCGCGAAATGGTATGCAGTGAAGGAATATTACTACTCAGGCCGCACAGAAGGAACACAGAAGACGGACGAAGATTATGCGAACGACCTGGACGCATGGTGCGCTGATATTAAAACTGATGGAAAGCTGCTTGTGATCATTGACCCGTCAGCGGCTTCTTTTATTACGCTCTTACGAAAACGGGACCGGTACAAAGTGATAAAAGCGAACAATGCAGTTCTTGACGGCATCCGGGAGACTGCAAATGCACTCAGTAACGGATATATCTATATTTCTTCTGGGTGTAAAAAATGGACATGGGAAGCGGGTGGATATGTATGGGATGATAAGGTGCAAATTGACGAACCGCTTAAATTAAACGACCACTTAATGGATGCAACCAGATACTTTGTAAAAACTATGTACGTTGTCAAAAAGGCATTAAGGAGAGATGTTTAATGTACACATATCAAGATTTACTTGCAGTTGGCGAAGATGAAAACGAAAGAATGAATTTCGTCAGGACAATTATCGATTCACACAAAAACAGTGATGCTTATGAAATGGCAAAAATTGCGCAGGAGTATGATGAAAGACGCAATGTCACTATGAGAAATTATCAAAAGCTCTTGTATACCATTTCAGGTCAGGCCGTGCCGGATAATTACAGTGCCAACTATAAGTTGTGTTCAAACTTCTTTGGCAGGTTTGTTACACAGCAGAATCAATTCTTACTTGGAAATGGTGTTTCTTTTGAAAATGATTCAGAGAAAGAAAAACTCGGAATTGATTTTGATTCCAGATTGCAGCAGCTTGGAAGATATGCGCTTGTGGATCGTGTTTCTTTTGGTTTCTGGAACTATGACCATTTGGAGGCTTTCAGATACACAGAGTTTGCGCCGTTGTGGGATGAAGAGACCGGTGCTCTTGCTTCAGGTGTAAGGTTCTGGCAGATTGATCCTATAAAGCCGTTGCGGGCTACTCTTTACGAGATGGACGGATACACAGAGTATATCTGGCGAAACGGAAAAGGTGAAATCCTCAACCCGAAGCGTAAATACATCATCAGAGTGCGAGAAAGCGTTATAGACGGCTCTGAAATTATAGACGGGGAAAACTATCCTTCATTCCCTATCGTGCCTCTGTGGGGCAATACAGCGCGTCAGAGCGAGCTTGTAGGCATCCGGGAACAGATCGACTGCTATGATTTGATCAAGAGCGGTTTCGCAAATGACCTTGACGATGCAAGCCAGATTTACTGGACAATCCAGAATGCTGGTGGCATGGATGACATTGACCTTGCTAAATTCATAGAGCGCATGAGGACTGTTAAAGCTGCTGCCATGGATGAGGATGGGGCAGTGGCAGAATCCCACACGCTTGAAGTTCCGTATGCAAGCCGTGAAGCACTTTTGGAACGTATACGCAATGACCTGTACGATGATTTCATGGCTCTTGACACAAAGAGCATTGCAGGTGGAGCAGCTACAGCAACACAGATCAAGGCAGCTTATGAGCCGATAAATAACAAGGCTGATATGTATGAGTATTGTGTCAGGGATTTCCTTGACGGCATCTTTTATGTAGCAGGAGTTAATTCCGATGTTTCTTTCACACGTTCGACAATCATAAACGCTCAGGAATCCGTGCAGGTATTGGTCCAGGCAGCACAATATCTTTCTGAGGATTACGTTACGCGTAAGATTTTGGAATTGCTTGGTGATGGTGATAAAGCCGATGAAATACTGCAGAACATGCAGGATGATGAATTTAGGAGAATGACAGAAGATGGCGAAGATGGGTCAGGGCAGGAAAGAAACGGACAGAAAACTGCTGGAGCTGGAGAAGAAAATTCGTAAGGAATACGATCAGGCTCAAAAAGAAATACAAAAGAAACTTGATGAACATTTTGAAAAATTCAAAATCAAGGACATAACAAAAAGGCGACAGCTCAATGATGGTATTATAACAACAGAAGAATATAAGCAATGGAAAATAGGACAAATGGCAACAGGTGATCGTTGGAGAGATATGCGTGATACCATAGCAAACGATCTTATGAACACTGAAAAAATAGCAAAAAGCACTGCCGAAGGTTATATGCCGGAGGTGTATTGCATAAACATGAATTATGCAACCTATGAAGTTGAAAGTGCTTTAAAAATCGACACGTCTTTCACACTGTACAACCATCAGGCTGTTGAGCGTATTGTGAGAGATAATCCTATGTTGCTTCCGCCGCCCGGAAAGACTATGCAGAAAAAATTACTTCAGGGAAAAGCCAAAAGATGGAAAGAGGGCATGATTCAAAGCGTCACAACGCAATCCATATTGCAGGGCGAGAGCATTCCCCACATGGCTGACAGGATTTCAAGGGATTTGTGCGTGAAAGACCGTAAGGCTGCTATAAGGTATGCAAGGACTGCAGTAACAGGCGCTGAGAATGTCGGAAAGCTCGATGGATATAAACGCGCACAATCTTTGGGGATAAAAATGAAACGGATGTGGGTTGCCGTTTTGGATAGCAGAACAAGAGATGCGCATAGGGAACTTGACGGACAAGTAAGGGATCTTGACGAGCCTTTTGAAAATTCATTAGGAGAAATCATGTATCCAGGCGATCCTTCTGCAGCACCTGCAAACTTTTGGAATTGCAGATGCGGAACGGTATCTCAGATAGAAGGATTTGAAAATGATGCGAGTGATTTGAGCTGGCGAAACACTGACAAAATGGAAGAAGAAAGCTATGACGAGTGGAAAGCAGCTCATGGCAAATCGCAAGATATATTGAATCCTGATAAGGTTGCAGCGATTATGAAAGCAAGATACATAAAGGATTATAAAAAATGAACTATGATTTAAAGTCAAGAAAAGATGAAGTATTAAAAGAACTTGATGGAGCAGTTGAAGCAGCTCTTGAAATGATAGGACAAAGTGTTGTCAAATACGCTTCTGAGCTTGCGCCAAAAGATACCGGCAGACTGAAAAACAGTATAACGCACGTAACAAAGCAGCCTGATGATATGTCTGTCACTGTTGGAACAAACGTAGAGTACGCAGCTTATCAAGAGTTTGGAACCAGTAAGATGGAAGCACATCCATATTTGAAACCTGCTGTTGAGAACCATATGGACGAATATAAGCGAATGGCTGAACAGGCTCTTAGCTCAGTGCAGTAAATAGACACAATTCTATACAATTTACCGAAGTGAGATATGGCTTACTTCGGTTATTTTTATTTATCGACATTGATTATTTTTATTTATATATATTATATATTTATATTTTTTAATATGTATTGTGTGTATAATGTAGTAAATGAGTACATAATAGAAAAGTCCCTATAGAAAAAAAATATATAGAAAAAGTTATAGAAAGTGAATGAAAATGTACATGAATTTTTCTGACAATTTGGGTTGTTGCATTTGTGAGGGGTTTGTGTTATTTTATTGCTATCTGAATGGCGAGAGACGCGCCACCGAAAGAAAGGAAGAGTGTATATTATGGCATTAACGAAAGCGCAGGTAAAAGAAATCCTGTCAAAAGCTGGCGTTTCCGCAGAAAATACGGATGCGGCAGTAGAAGCGATCATGAACGGCCACCTGGCGTCCGTGAATGCGCTGAGAGAAGAGCGTGACGAATTCAAAGCGAATGCGGAAAAACTGCCAGATCTCCAGAAAGAATTGGATAAGGCAAAGAAGACAATCGCGGAGAACGAAGAAGCGGAAGGCAAAGACAAGTGGAAGGTCAAGTACGATGCCATCAAGGAAGAGTATGACAACTACAAGTCCGGTGTGGATGCTGAAAAGTCAAAGCAGAAAAAGAGTGATGCTTATCGCGAGCTGCTTAAAGAAACAGGTGTATCAGAAAAGCGGATTGCATCTGTACTGCGTGTGACTGATCTTGACAAACTTGAATTCGATGATGAAGGCAGGATTAAAGATTCTGACAAGGTGAAAGAAGACATCAAGACAGAATGGTCCGATTTTATCACAAAGGAACAGACGCAGGGTGCCAGCACTCAGACGCCACCTACCGGACAGGGTGGAGAAACGCATACTCTTAGCAGAGCTGCGCAGGTTGCAGCAAAGCGTTACGAAATGCTTTACGGAGTAAAAAAAGCGGAGGAAAAATAAATGAGTTTTATTGGTTCTGTTGAACAGGGGCTTGTATATGCTCCGGGATATTTCCTCGCTCATGAGGAATGTGAAAGAAAAACGAGACAGATTGCGCAGTCGGGCGCAACAACTGTAAATGGCAGAAAGTATGCCAAGATGGGTACACCGTATCCCGCAAATAACGCAACGGCTGTAGGTATCGTCTATGAAGATGTGGATGTTACGTCTGGTGATATGCCGGGTTCAGTGGTTCTCAGCGGCGTTGTTTATGAGGACAGGCTTGCCGTAGAACTTGACTCTGACGCAAAAACGGCACTTGCGGCTAAGGGATTCACGTTTATCACATCTGCACCGTCTGTGACACGTCCTGACTTCAGCGGTGGAACAACTGGCGGAACAACTGGTGGAACAACTGGTGGAACAACTGGCGGCACAACGTGATGATGTAACGGAGCAATCAGATGCCTAGCTACGATGTGGGAAAAAACGAAGTTGTCAACTGGGTGAGACAGAATTTTGCGGCTGATGCTCGTGTACTGGATGTGGGTGCTTGCGATGGCAAGTGGAAGAACCTTCTCCAGGAATACGAGATGGATGCGGTTGAGGTGTGGAAACCTTACTGCAAACAGTTGAAGCCGCTGTATAAAGAAGTGTTCAACATGAATATCATTGATTTTCGGTATCGGTTCTACGATCTGATTATTTTCGGTGACGTGATTGAACACATGACTGTAGAAGAGGCTAGAGAAGTTCTCAACTATGCGTACTGGAGATGCCGTGATATGATTGTCGCTGTTCCGTTCCTGTATCCACAGGGCGAGTGGCAGGGCAATCCGTATCAGGCGCATAAACAGCCTGAGCTTACGGCAGAATTATTTGCTGAACGGTATAAGGGCTTTGAGGTTCTGTTCGACACTGGAAACAATTATTGTTATTACCACAAAAAGGCTATGGTATGAAGATTCTGATTGCAGTTCCGACATACGAAAACATCTATCCCGACACGTTTAAGTCAATTTATGATCTTGACAGAGGCGGTCATGAAACAGACTTCCATTTCGTTCGTGGATACGATGTGGCAAATGCCAGAAATCAGATAGGCCGGCTGACGCTTGATGGAGGCTACGATTATTGTCTGATGATTGACAATGATGAGGTTGTTCCGAAAGATGCGCTTGTCAATCTGATTGAGACGGAGCAGAAATACAAGCTGAAGCGCAGTATGGCTGTGGGATATAGTCTCACAAGACCGCCAAACAAACCGAATACAGATGGCAGAACATCTGCTTTCAAATGGGGCGGCAGGGATTATGTAAGACAGGATGCGTACACGGCTGAGGAACTGAAGGAGCTTAGAGAGAGTGGCACATACAGAGTTCAGATTCGCGGGAGCGGTCTTGCGTGTGCGTTAATCCACAGAAGCGTATTTGAGGAGATGAAATATCCTTGGTTCAAGTGGATTCTATACGACAGTGGTTCTCAGCTTTCCGAAGACCTGTATTTCTGCGAACAGTTCAACTCGGTTACAAGACCGATTTTCGTAGATACGAGAGTTACGTGTGGGCATTTAATGCGACACATAGATTTTGCAAAATGATGAGAGGTGAAAATAATGCCGATTAAGTGGGAAAATAATATCCTTGGTTTTCTGCCGAAAACAGATTGGCTCGATATTCCGTTTCAGGTAACACGCCCGAACGATCCTGCGGATCAGGTTTTTGGCGATCAGAGAACGGACAATCTTGTTGCTGAGTGGGAGTCTATCGCAGCGGAATATCAGATTCCGGTTATGGCGCACTTCCACGGATTTGACACTGAAGCAAATACGACTTTCAGGGTGCCGATTGACACGCACAATATCGAAAAGGGCCTGATCAAGGTTAAGATCAACCAGTCTGAGCGTATGAGAGCGCTCCTGAGATCAGGTGTGAATGGTGATGAAGCGCTTTATGATTATGTCGTAAATGACGGCGTAAGGCTTGCTGAGCAGGTTGTCACCCGTACAAAGGTGGCAAAGAATGAGCTGTTGGCAACTGGCAGTGTGACTATCAAAGAGAACAACCTTGATCTGACTGTGGATTATGGCGTTCCGGCTGCACATAAAGCATATACACTTGACTTTGGTGCAGGTGCTACGGATGATATTCCGTCACAGATTCAGAATATCATTGACGCAGCAAAGAGTGCAGGAGTTGTGATTACTGGTATCTTTACAAGTTCAAAGATGCTTACAAAGCTGAGAAGGGATGCCAATATTCAGAAGCTCGTCAACGGCAATCTTGGAATTGGCGCACAGCTTCGCATGGGTGATCTTGAAGCGTACCTTGCCGAAGACTTTGGCATTTCTCAGGTTATAACAAACGATCTTACATACGGAGCAAGCACAACGATCGCGTCCGGGCGTCCGTCTGTCACAACGGAGTATTATTATCCGAGAAATAAGATTACCTTCTTTGCTGCAAATGTTGGCGGCAATCTTGGTGTTGGCCTTTGGGGTGACCCGCCTGAAACCGATGTTGCACAGCTTCTGCAGGTATCTCAGGCAACAGCAGAAAAGCCGTTCGTTTATATCACGCAGTGGGCAGAACAGGATCCGGCTGTACTTTGGACAAAAGCTTCAACGCTGTTTATGCCGGTTCTCTATAATCCGAACAGTCTGTTTATTGCAACTAATAGTTCTGATACACCTACACCTGCAGGAGCGTAATTATGTACGAGGTTTTGAAAAGCTTTGCAGACCTTCAGGACAATGGATATGTTTACAACGTGGGGGATATTTTCCCTCACGTTGGTAAAAAGGTATCTGATGCAAGATATCATGAGCTTTCTACAAGCAGCAACAAGATAGGCGTTCCGCTTATTAAAAAAGTTGATGTTGAAGCTGAGGAAGAAAAAGAAATTGCCGTTGAGCCTGAAGTAGATGTGCCAAAGTTTGAAGAAAAAAGAGGGCGCAAGAAAAATGCTAGAACAAGTGCTGAGGGAACTGAAGAACTACTTCATAACTGAAGTTTGGGTAGGCAATTTCAGCATAGAAAACGAAAGCCTTGTTGATATTGATTTTCTGAAAGAAGGCCAATATTACAGGATTTCAGGCAGTCTGTTTAATGATGGAATCCACAGATATTCTTCAGATGAACTTGTGGATGAAGACTTCAAAGGTGAGATATGGGCTTTAGCAATTCCAAATGCAGTTATTTCACTTGTTGATGATATAAATGCATGGATGGAAAAGTATGGTGATGTTATGAACAGCCCGTATGATTCTGAGAGTTTTGGTGGATACTCATATTCAAAGGCACAGGGATTTGCAAGCACAGGCGGAGGAATGCTTTCATCCTGGCAATCAATATTTGCAAGGAGATTAAATCAATGGAGGAAAGTAAGATATGAGCCTTCTATCAGACGCAATGACTGGATGCGTAATTCTTGATAAGCGTACAGCTCCTGATGGATATGGCGGCTTTGATGTTACGTGGGTTGATGGCGCTCCTTTTGATGCAGCGATTGTAAAAGATTCATCTATGCAGGCGCGGATCGGGGAAAAGCAGGGAGTTACTGCTTTGTACACAGTGACGACCACAAAGGCATTGAATTTACAGTACCATGATGTTTTCCGTCGTGAGGAAGATGGAAAGATCTTCAGGGTAACGAGTGACGGAGATGATGATAAAACTCCTATGAGCGCAGGTCTTGATATGAGACAGGTGACTGCCGAAGAATGGAAACTGCAATGAATAAATGGCAGGTTTTACATAATTTCTGGTCGGGCTTTGGTTTAATTGCATATGATGAAACAAGTGTTCCTGATGATGCACAAATGCCATATATCACATACAGCGCGTCAGTTTCATCATTTGAAGACACAGTATTGCTGACTGGGGATATTTGGTATTACTCTGCATCTTGGCGAGATGTTTCAAATAAAGCTGACGAAATTGGGGAAACAATAGGCGGATATTTGTTAAAGCCAATGAATCCAAAGGAGTATTTGTTTTTGACAAAAGGAAGCCCGTTTGCACAAAGAATTCCTGATGAAAATGATCACGTAAAAAGAATTAGGATCAATATCATGGGTGAGTATTTTACACATAGTTAATACCAAAAAAAGAAGGAGAATTGAAGTATGGGAAGATTTGCAAAGATTTCTGAGAACATCTTCAGGGAATTGCAGATTGATGCAGGTGTCATCTTAAACAATTTCGATCCGACTGCTCCGGCTGAACCGGATGACGATGACATTATAACTGCCACAACTGGCGGTATCACGGTTTCATGTGTTCCGACTTATAGCGACATGTTTGAGGATGTCGATAACGCTCCGATCAATACGATGGAGGGCAAGCACCTTGACGGCTGGACATGTACTGTATCCACAACGGCACTTGGAACAACAGTAGACGCAATTAAGTTGGCGCTCGGTGCTGCTGATATCGACGGAACAAACACATCGAAGATCGTGCCGAGAAAAGACCTTAAACAGTCAGATTTCCAGGATCTTTGGTGGGTTGGCGATAAAGCAGATGGTGGACTTGTTGCTGTTAAGATTAAAAACGCACTTTCCACAGGCGGTTTTGTTCTTAAAACAACAAAGAACGGCAAAGGCAATGTAACGCTTGAAATCACTGGTCATGTGTCAGCCAAAGCGCAGTCCGAAATGCCGATGGAGTTTTATTCGCTTGACAGCGAGCTTGACGAACTTACAGTAGCAAGTGTGGCTGGCACAACAGCAGGAACTACAAGCGTAACTGTGACAGGACATACGCTTGGGACCGGCGAAGGTTATGTTTATAAAGTAGCTGATGCAGCGCAGAACGTATATTACGGTGACGATCTTTCCACATGGACAGATTGGAACGGATCGGCTGCTATCACAGCAGAATCAGGCAAAAAGATTACCGTTGCGGTAGTCGATTCCAATGATAAGGCTGTTGCAGTCGGCAGCGCAACCGTGGTTTCTGCTTCAGCATAATAAATAATTGTCAAGGAGGTAAGCATTATGAGAAAGATATCCGAAATAAAAGGCGAAGATGCTCTTGATGTCCTGGCTGATATCATTGATGAGATTGCAGTCATTTGTACAGACAAAGTTTTTGTCAATGTTATTGAACATGGCACGCAGCTCAATATTGTTAAGTATTTGATGAAGAATCACAAGAAAGAAATTATCAAAATTCTGGCGGTGCTCAACGGCTGCGATCCGGTAACATATAAACCGTCACTTCTTGAGCTTCCGATTATGCTTATTGCATTACTTAACGACCCTGATGTTTCTTCACTTTTTCGTTCGGAAGATTCAGTGACCTCTTCTGGATCTGTTACGGAGAGTACAGAGGAAACAGAAAACAAGTAAAACCATTTATAAAATATTTCAATGCCAGATTAAAGGATTACAAAAAAGAACACATATACAAAAATTATGTATCTGATGCGTTGTATGTAATGGGTAACTTGAATATCCGTTATAGCGAAATTGCGGAGAGCGATTCAAAAAGTAATGGCAAAGAAAGCAAAGAAACATCTGAGGATATAAAAAGCAGAATCAAAGGAAAATTAAAGGCTATGAATGGTGAATAAATATGAGTAGTCCTGTTTTTGAATTATTCGCAACTTTAACATTAGATACCAAAGGTGTTGATGAAGGACTGTCCAAGGCTGAGGGCGGTCTTTCTTCTTTTGGTTCAAAATTATCTGGTGGATTAGCAACAGCAGTTAGCGCAGCAGGTGCGGGATTGGCGGCTGCTAGCACTGCTGTTGTTGCTTTTGGTAAGTCATCTGTGGACGCAGGGATGTCTTTCGATTCCAGTATGTCTCAGGTTGCTGCTACAATGGGGTATACAACTGCTGAATTAAATGATAGCGGCTCTGATGCAGCAAAGACATTTCAGCAATTAAGAGATTTTGCACAGGAAATGGGTGCGAAAACTGCATTTTCAGCTTCTGAATCTGCTGATGCTTTGAACTACATGGCTTTAGCTGGTTACGATGCTGAAACTTCAATGAAGATGTTACCTACAGTATTGGACCTGGCTGCTGCAGGCGGCTTAGGGTTAGCTTCTGCTTCAGATATGGTAACTGATGCTCAGTCGGCTCTTGGTTTGTCTCTTGATGAAACGTCTGCAATGGTTGATCAGATGGCCGTTGCTTCGAGTAAAAGCAATACGAGCGTAGGGCAACTGGGAGAAGCATTTCTTACCATTGGTGCTACTGCAAGGAATGTGAAAGGTGGAACAGCTGAACTTTCTACTGTTTTAGGCGTTCTTGCTGATAATGGTATAAAAGGATCTGAGGGCGGTACTCATCTTCGCAATATGCTTCTTTCGCTTCAAAATCCTACTTCAGATGGTGCCGCTGCATTAGAAGAATTAGGCGTATCTGTATATGATGCAGATGGCAATATGCGATCTCTTATAGATATTGTAAGTGATATGCAAGTTGGACTTGGAGACATGGATCAGGCATCAAGAGATACCATGTTAAGCGGTATTTTTAATAAAACTGATTTAGCTGCAGCAAATGCATTGCTTGGAACTTCGAGAGGTCGATTTGATGAGTTAACTGCTGCAATTACTGATTCAACTGGTGCTGCACAAGATATGGCAAATGTTCAGCTTGATAATTTAGCTGGCGATGTGACCATATTTCAATCAGCACTTGAAGGTGCAAAAATTGCTTTATCCGATCAGGTAACACCAACGCTTAGAAGTTTTGTGCAAGAAGCAACAAATGGTTTAAGTAATGTTACAACTGCTTTCAAGGAAGAAGGCATAACAGGAGCGATGAGCGCTTTCTCTGAGTTCTTGAGCAATATGATTTCGCTTATATTGCAGACATTGCCGGATGTCATACAGGCAGGTACTCAGCTTCTTTTGGCTCTTGTGCAGGGGATTATTGATAACCTGCCACAAGTTGGAACGGCTGCTATTGAGATCATATCAAATCTGGCTTCAGGTATCAGCAATGCATTGCCTCAGTTAATACCAGCAGCTGTGAATGCTATACTGACTTTAGTTCAAACCTTTATGGAGAACAGGAGTAAACTTGTTGAATCAGCCCTTAATCTCATACAGGCTTTAGCTGAAGGTATTTTAAATGCCATACCAATTATAATTGAAAAAGCGCCTATCATTATATCTGAGTTTATAGATTCATTGATGGAGACAATACCGAAAATCATAGACGCAGGTATAAAGTTATTTTCAGCGCTTGTAGAGAATTTGCCTACAATTATAGCCAATATCGTTGGCGCAGTTGTCAAGATTGTATCTGCTATTGCAGAAAAAATAGGTGGCGCAATTCCTGAGATAGCTTCAAAAGGTTTTGAGCTGTTCATGGGATTGATTCAAAAAATACCTGAAGTCATTACTGGTATCGGTGCTAAAGTTGGCGAGCTGCTGAAGAGTATCTTTGATAAAATCAAAGGTGGCGTCAAGGATATGGTCCAGGCAGGAAAGGATCTTCTTGACGGTTTAAGGCAAGGTATCCAAGACAAAATCAATGCAGTAGTTGAAAAGATTAAGAACCTTGGAAAATCAATACTTGATGCCATTAAGGGATTCTTTGGAATTCATTCTCCATCTACAGTATTTAGCGATATCGGAAAAAATATGATAGATGGGCTTGTGAAAGGGCTTGGAGAAGCATGGAAAGGTGTTACTGAGTTCTTCACAAAAGCAGTTAAAGCGGTACCTGAGTTTTTCAAGAATTTACCAGAGAATGTTATGAAAGTTGGCAGCAATGTCATAGGCAAACTTAAAGAAGGTGCTTCAAGTGCTTGGAATACTGCAAAAAGTAAATTCACTGAAATTTCTACAGGCATAGCAAATGCATTTAAGGATGTTCCGAGTAAACTGCTGACAGCAGGGAGAAATATGATTGACAAGCTCCGGTCAGGAATTTCGGAAAAATGGTCATCTGCAAAAACCAAGATTACAGAAATAGCAACAAGTATTCCGAAGGGATTTGAAAAAGTAAAAGACAACCTCATTACAGTTGGTAAGAATATAACAACAGGACTTAGCAATGGACTTTCACAGGGGTACAGCAACGTCAGGACGGCGTTAAACACTGTTAAAACCAATATTGGCACATGGATGACTGGCTTAAACAATGCAAAAGATAATCTGGTTACGGTAGGCAAAAACCTTATGATAGGCTTGCAGAACGGTCTTGTTCAAGCTGCAAATAATGCGCTTGATGCAGCAAAGAGAGCGGCGTCCAATGTCGTGAGCGTTGTAAAAGGCGTGTTTGGTGTCCATTCTCCGTCAAAGGTTTTTGAAGAGATCGGCGAGGAACTGATGGAAGGTCTTGTTGTTGGTATTGACAATAATGGCGATACAGTAACAAGAGCTATAGAAGATATTGCAGATGAAAACGATAAAGCATGGGAAGTAGGAGAAAAGATTTTTTCCATGCTGTTAGGAGGTGTAGATAAAGGCTCCGCTGCACTTAATGATTCATTAGATGGTGCTCATGAATATGTTAAAAAATTCATGGATGCCGTACATGTTTTAAGTGAACATATGAAAACTATTGGAAATAATCTAATGGTTAGTATGGCTAACGGCATAATTGAAGGGACAAAGAGAGTAACTGAAGCACTTCAAAATTCTATAGATACAGTTACTAAATTTGCTTCTTCTGTATCTTCAAGTGAAAAATCATCAAGTAAAAAAACGAGCCTAGATACAACCAACGGTTCAACAAGCAAAACAGTAATAAGTACGGGTAAAGCAATAACTGGTGTTGCAAAAAATATTTCTGATTCAGCAGATACTATTGTTGAAGCGCTTGAGGACGTTCAAACAGCTTCTGAAAGTGTTTTTGGTATTACAAGTGGTTCGACAAGCAAGACCATAATAAGCACGGGAAAAGCCATTGTCGGGTCCATGAAGTCAACGGCAAAATCAACAAGCGATATTATAGAAGCGTTCGAAAATGTTCAGACAGCGTCCGAAGATATGCTTGATGTTGTAGAGGAACATGTAAACGATGTTCAGACAGCATATGATAGTATTGCTCCAAATATGGTAACAGCCGGAAAGAATATTATGAACGGTCTTTCCAAAGGGATCGTTCAGGCTGCTAATTCAACAATAAATACGGCAGTAAAAACAGCTAGCAGCCTTGTGAAAGGCGTGAAGGTGACATTTGGCATCAATTCGCCATCAACTGTATTTGCAGGTATCGGAAAGAATATGATGCAAGGTCTTTCTAACGGCATAGAAAATAATATTGGTATTGTATCAAGTGCAATGGAAGAACTTGATGATATTATTGATGGCGCTTCTGACGATCTTGATTTTGATGATACTTACAGGATTGAAACGCGTACAAGTAATGACAACCAGCAGGTGGCAGCAAGAGATCAGCAGTTATACTCCTTGCTGAATTCCATATTAGATGCTATACTGAATGTAGATTTGACGATGGACGGACAGAGCGTTTCAAATAAGATTTACGGCTATATGGATTATGATCTTGGAATGCTCGCAAAACATAGAGGCAGGGAGGCTTTCACATGATACCTGCAGGAATGTTAATCAATGGGTTGCATACGGAAGATGATCTTGGGCTGATCCCGAAGCGCAAGATCACTTTCGATCCACCTGCTCCGAAAACAAATTATACAGACGTTCCGGGTGCTGACAGTTCTCTTGACAATACAGAGCTGCTGACGGGAAAAATTGCTTATGAGAACAGACGAGGCAGTATTGAATTTCTGTTGCAGAACGGGACCAGCTATGCAGAAGCATATTCAGCGTTATTGAATGCGGTGCATGGGAAAAAGGTTTATATCATTTTGGATGATGATCCTGATTGGTTCTACACTGGCAGAATGTCGCTTGAAAACTTTCATGCAAAAGAGGATTATTCTTCTATAGTCCTTAATTATGTTATTGCACCGTATAAATACAGCAAAGACACAACGGCAACGCAGGATTGGCAATGGGATGATCTGTTTGACGTAACAATTTACTACGGAACATTTAATGTAAATGGAACTAAAACAAGGACATTCAAGAATCCAACTAATGAAGAGCTGACGCCAAAGTTCACATGTTCCGCGCCTATGATTGTGGAAGTGAACGGCATTCCGGGCTATGTATTGATGACAGGAGAAACGACAACGCCCGGGTTTGTGCTTCAGCCAGGAGATAATACATTGGTATTCTCTGGAACAGGAACTGTATTGGCAGATTACAGCATGGGAAAATCACTATGAGTTATTACGATGTAAAACTTGATGGAGTATCTATATACGATCCTTCCGAATTGCCGCTTACATTCATTTCACCAAAAGCAGTATGCGGTTTGAGTGATGCTGGCAGTTTTGATTTTGTCATGCCAAGAGGTCATGTATTTTATAACAATATAGTTCCGTATGGATCAACTATAGAAGTATTTGAAGACGGAAAGTCCATATTTTATGGCAGGCCGACATTGCCAAAATTGGACTTTTATAACAGCAAGCAAGTGCACTGTGAAGGTGCGCTTGCTTTCCTCAATGATGTGGTTGTGCCGCCAGTTAAAGTGAAAGGTGGCGAAAAAATCACAATGAAAGAATATATACAAGCGTTGTTTGAGTATTATAATAACACTTGTAGAAGAGAAGACAGAAAACTTGTGCTTGGTAAAATCGAGCTAAAGTCTGATCAGTCTGCAAAACATGTATGGAACTATGAAACGTGTTTTGATATACTAAGAACTGGAATACTGCCTTATACTGGAAGTTATGTTGTTACAAGGCGTGAGAATGATATAACCTATGTTGATTTTGTTTATAAGTTCAATAATATTATAAACCAGTCAATTAAAATGACTTCAAATCTTCTTGACTTAACAAAGTCAGGACAGGAGTTTTACACAGCAGTCATCGCAAAAGGTGCAAGTGATGCAGTGCAGATGCTGTCTCCAATGACTGCTGATAACGCTTTGGTGCAGAAGTATGGGTTTATATGCGCTTATAAAGAATATCCAAGCTGCGAAACCATTACTGATTTGCAAATGCAATGCAGTGTGTTTTTGAAAAGTCAGCAATTTGGTGGCATGAGCTTTGAAGCGTCTGCAACTGATTTGCATTTGGAAAACTCAGCTATGGAACAATTTATGATAGGTTCTGTAGCAAAGATAGATTCACCGTTTCACGATTTTGCTAATAATTTCAGAGCAGCAATTTCGAGAATTGAAATCAGTTTAGATACTGGCGAAAAAAGAGCTACACTGCTTACACTTTCGCAGCAGATATTGACGATCAGGGACACAGAAGATTATCAGTATCAATTCAGTGAATATGATCCTGATTATGAGTATGAGTTTCCAGATGACTACGATTACTTCTTCGAAGTCGTTGATGTGGATGATCTGGATTGGCATCCGGAAATATTTGTGCCTGATCCTCTCGATCCGTCCAAATTCATAGAGGTGGAATGGCCTGAAGGTGAAGATCCGCCAATCGGTGACGCGGAAGAGGTGCTGATTAAGCATCCGATTGAAGACATGGACGAAATCGAAGAAGGCACAAAGATTGTCACGCCACTTGACCCTGACAACCCGAGTAATCTGGATGACATCATCGGAGATCAGCCAAAGCCGATCAGCGCGGTTGACAGCATCATAAGTAACTCGCCTGAGCCTGAAACACCGGAGTTGCCGGGAGATTACTCCGACTATACGCCAATTAAAGGCGAAGACGGGAATAGCTATGTTGTCAAGATTGATGAAAATGGCGATATTGACGCAACTAAAATTCCGGATAATTTGGTGCTGACTGATGGCACTGATCCAATCACAAGTATCACAATGGATATTGGTGACACTTTTGATCCATCACAGATTACACCTCAACTACAATATGGTGATGGCACAACAGTACCTGCGGAAAACATACAATACAATATTCCAGATGGATATGAATTTACAGGTGATGATAGTGATCCTGATTGGCTGACGGCACTGATTACTGATCCGAATATTAAGATCACGTATACACAAACTATTCCAATCAATAAAGAAAATAAGCCACCCGTTGTATCGATTGCATTTAGTAAAACTCCATTATTACCATACAATATCGGAGATACTTTCAATTTGTCCAATTATTCAGTTATTGCTACAAGAGCAGATGGTAGTAGCTTCGATGTAACTGGTGCTTGCCAATATAGCTTAACCAATGGATATGTATTTAAGGAGGCGAATCCGCCTTCATTAACTGCAATGTATAAAGACGGTAATAAATGGCTTTCTGCCAATACTCCAATACTTTTTTATGAAGATAAGGGGCAAGGAATTGTTTGCGGTTCCAGTGGAAGAATGCAAAGAGAAAATGGTAGCGGTCATATAATCAATGGTGCAATAATTACCTATACATCAGGTCTTGACTCTACTACCTGGTCTGTACTATTTGCATCATCTGTTAGAAACACAGAAGTATATAGAACCATTTTTGATAGCAATGGAAATATGGGCAATCCGTTTGTAACTGGTCGATGTACTGAAGCTTATACAAAAGACGGAAAAACAGTTTATTATGGTAGTGATTCCGATTATTCAAGTTCTAAAATCATAAGCCTTGAGCCTTATAGCAAAAATTTACAATTAAGCAGCGGCAAAGCTGCATGGTATATGGTATATGGTAGTAACCAATCTTCCTATTCTGGTTACTCAGATGATAGTGGCGGATCTTCTTCAGGTGGTGGAACACATTTCTAATATCGTCTTTATGGAGTTGATATAAAATGGCAGATATTTCTTCGGAAACAAATATAATATCAGTACAGGCACGAGGTGAAGATGTGCGCGATGCATTTACAGATGCATGTGAAAAAATAGCGCCTGAACTTTTGCCAGATGCAGAAACTGAAGGATATTTTTTAACTGTAAATTCATCAGGATCGTGGGAGGCGATGCCATGGATATAAGTGCGGAGATTGCTGCGATTCAAGCGGCTTCACAAGGATCAGAGTTGCGTCAACCCTTGGTTGGCGCACTCAATAAATTGAATAGTGGTTCACTTCCTGCTGTTACTGCTTCGGACGCTGGTAAGATACTCAAAGTCGGCGCGAATGGATGGGAAGTTGGGGAAAAGTCAGGATATATGCCTGTGCCAACTGCTACAAAGCAGATAACAGAAAATGGCATTTATGATGTAATTGATTTCGCAAGTGCGCAAGTTCATGTGTCTGGTGGTGGAAGTTCTACACTTATTCCAAAAACAATCACTCAGAACGGCACTTATGATCCTGCTGATGATAATGCGGATGGATATAGTGCTGTTGATGTAAACGTATATCAAGAAATAAATGATTCGATTTGTAGAAATTGGGATTTTACAAATCCGGTTAATACGAGAGGTAAATCATCATATACCGGATCGACATCAATTAATGGATGGCAAGGTACATCGGGAACAACTGTAAATATAGTACAAGGCGGCATAACATTAGCGAAAGGATCTGGTGATTTTAATTTATATCAACAACTTACGGTTGATGGAAGTGATTTTAATAATAAAGACATTACATTTTCTTGTTTGGTTAATAATGTTTTATTTACAGATCAAGCGAATATTGGAACCTCTACTGGTGTAATTAAAAATTTTAATATTAATAACTCGGGGGTATGGATTCAATTTGTAAGAGACTCAAGCACACAGTTAGCTTTTACAATATGGAGCAACAATGCCTCGATGCCTAATGATATGATCATACAAGCTATTAAAGCTGAATTTGGAAATATACAAACGCTTGCAAAACAAACAAGTCAAGGATGGGATTTAATTAAGAATCAGAATACTGATATGGAAAAGTATTTGATTAGAAAATGTTGCAGGTCTTTTTGAGATGATTCTATAGTAAAATACGGAGGTGTTGCGTATCGTGGATTCTATTCCATTCTGGACAGTCATCCTCGCCATTTGCGGGGGGATTATAACAATAATTGGAGCCGTTGAAAAGATTGTTAATGCTGGCAAAGTCATCAATGAACCAAACGTGGAGCAGAACAAGCGTTTAGATGCTTTGGAAGCACGCTGCGATAAATACGATAGGTTTTTTGATTCCGATAAACAAAGACTTAATGACTTGGAACAAAGTCTGTCGGTACTGATGCAATCACAGTTTGCGCTTATGAGCCATGCCATTAACGGCAATGATGTTGATAAATTGAAAAAAGCACAGAACGATATGTTGGAGTATCTTACAAAGAGAGGTATCAGTGTATGAGAGATTGGAAAAAGTGGATCAAAGCAGCAGGTATCCGCGCAATCAAAACAGTTTGTCAGACTGCTGTGGCAATGATCCCGGCAAGCGCGATGATCACGGAAGTGGACTGGAAAGTAATCCTCGGCACGGCTGCACTGTCTGGCGTTGTGTCGATCCTGACGAGCCTTGCAGGTATTCCGGAGGAAAATTTGGATGATTAAGATGCAGCGAGAACAGCCGTATGGTGTTTGGGAGTATATTACCATTCCTGTATCTGAAATAGACAAATATCTCAAAGATGGATGGGAGATGTGTGAGGAATGACTGCATTCAAAAAATATAAACTTTCCGAAAGCCAATTAACACAAATTGCCCGCCTATGCGTCCAGGAGCAAGGATGCATTGCAGGTGTAAAAGCTGAGGCGTCACTTATGGCGAACCAGTTGGAAACATCTTCGCACCGTCAAAAGCAGTACGGAACAGATGGAAATGGTCTGTACTCATGGGTGCGGAATGGTAGCTGGTACTATCAGGCAAAGCACTACATGGATGATGGCAGTGCAACCAAGACGCAGATTGAAGCTGTACGCGAGGTTCTATGTGAAGGTAAGCGCACACTTCCACAGTACGTGGATGAGCATGATTGCATCACGGATATAGCATATATCAAGCTGCACGGTGAGAAGGTCAGCAAGACGGATAAGTCAAATTATCGTAAAGGTGAGACGATTATCCGAAATGACATGGGCAGTATTTATACCTTTTATTGCTTCCCGGCTGACGGTTGTGATCCGTTTGGATATACTCAGGAGGCGTATAATTACGTTATGGAACACAAAGAAACAACAAATGCAGTTGACAAGCTGTTGGCAACTGCGGATGCTGAGGTTGGCTACTTAGAAAAGAAGAGCAACAAGGATTTAGACAGCAAGACAGCTAATGCAGGTAATAAGAACTACACCAAATATGCAAGGGACTTGTTTCCTGAACTTCAGGGCATGGCGTGGTGTGATATATTCGTGAACTGGTGTTTCTGGAAATGCTTTGGCGAGAAGATCGCCAAAAAAATGCTCGGTGGCTTTTCTGCTGATTGTGATGAATCCGCAAGGATTTATAAAGAAAAAGGCAGATGGTACAGTAACCCTCAGCCCGGTGATCAAATCTTTTTTGTAAAGAATGGGAATGATTACTACCATACCGGAATTGTCTGCAAAGTAACGCCTGAGAAAGTCTACCCGATTGAAGGGAATACCAGCGCAGGTGAACAGGTGATCCCAAACGGCGGTTCCGTCTGTCGTAAATCATATGACAGGAGTGATCCAAGGATCGGTGGCTATGGCAGACCGGATTATGCTGCAGCGGATGTGGAAGACGTAAAAAGGATTTGGGTCAAGTCTCAGGTTCCGATGCTTAAAAAAGGCATGTATGGCAAAGCTGTGGAAGTCTGGCAGACGATTGTAGGCGTTAATCCTGATGGTGACTTTGGCAGCAGGACACTTGATGCAACGGTTAACTTTCAGACATCACACGGACTTGACGGTGACGGCATTGTGGGTGTAAAAACTTGGACGAAAGGACTTGAAGACCTATGAGCGATCAGATAAGCACGCCGCCTGTGCCGTACATCGTGTATGATGAGGAGCAGGCCAGGAATGAGAGGAATGTCAAGCGGCTTGTCATTGCGCTGATAATATCAATTTGCCTGATTTTTGCAAGCAATTTGGTTTGGCTGTACGCATGGATGCAGTACGACTATACAAGTGAGGAAATAACGCATACGGTTGATGTTGATGCAAAAGAAGGTATTGCCAATTATATTGGCAACAATGGAGACATTGTAAATGGCGCGGATAGTGGTTACAACAACAGTGAAACGAAGAACGCGAACGAGGAAAAAGGCAGGTAGCCGTGGCACAAGAGTTAGAAGATAAGTCCAGGACTGAAATCGAAGCGCTGATTGATGAGTGGATCCTGAACGAGCGGAACCGCAAGATTCTGAAGCGCAGGCTCCTGGACGGCATTATTTATGAAAAGCTGGCTGAAGAATTCGAACTATCCGTGCGACAGGTTAAAGACATCGTATACAAATCGAAAGAAAAGCTCTACAAGCATACATCGGCTTAGGCCGGTGTATTTTTTTAATAATTTTAAACAAAAATTATTGACATTGGCCGCCCCAGATGGTATGATGGGTTCAGCCAGAGGGAAATAAATAAAAAACAGGAGGAAAGCAAAATGAAGTTAAGAACAGCGCTGAAGGCGATAAATGATGTACAGTACCTTATAACAGGTATATATGGTAGTAAATACCAGGATCTTTATCTCAAAGTTGATTATCTTTCGGATCTTGAAGAAAGCAGAAAATCGATATTAGAAAGAGAAAGACTTGAAAAAGAAAACCCGGAAGTAAAATATATTACCTACAATCACGCAGTAGGTTGCATCGAAATTGATATTAAGTAAACAAATAACCCGCCACGGAGGTTACGAGGGCAAAGGAGGTTAAGGTCATGACACTTTACGATAGAGCATTGAAAACGTTGTTAGGTTCAAGATTTGAAGCGCGGGCAGACGATCTGAACAGAAGATTGACCGATGATGAAGTTAGGGCGGAGGCAAGATACCAACTTGAGGATTTACCATACAAGGGGATTTTTGAAGGCAAAGAGCTGCAAACAGCCAAAAGACAGATGAAAGCATTATTGAAATAAGCCGTTAACCCGCCACGGAGGTTACGAAGGCAAAGGAGGACACATGAAGTCAGCAAGCGAACTGGCGGAGATCGCCATCAAGAGAGACTCCTGGAAGTACATGAAGCTGTGGGTATGGGCACACGACTACGGCTACAAGGCGGACGAGTGGAACGACATCATGCCGCCGGTGACCGATGACCGCCGGATCTTCATCAACACATACCGGCAGATTTATGAAGCAATCGAGAGTCTGCCGGAAAACCCGAACAGCATAGTCGCGGTAGCTATGAACCGCTACATCAAAAGTGAGCGATTCCAAATGGACGAAATAAAAAGGAGGTTTGAAAATGATGTCTTTTGAAGAAGCGAGAGCCTGGGACTGCAATCCCGCGAACTGCTACAACTGCGCTGAGTGCCATCACAACATCGGCGCGTCTGACTGGCAGGGTGCTTATCCCTGCGGCCAGTGGCACTGCTGGGTGAAGCTGAACATGGAAGGAGGTGAGGACGAATGACTAGAGGATTTCTGATTGTCGATTCTGAAATGAGCACCATCATCCTTCCCGTGGACGATCCAGACCTTGTGGAGTTCTTCCGGCGCAAACCCGGATATCCGCGCAATATCGACAAGGCACATCAGCACAATACGTTGAAGGCCCTGGACAAAGACATCCGGGCATATCTGAAAGGAGAATATGACGGATGATCTGGATAATTATAGGACCGAACCTGCCCGATCTGTGGATCCGGGCAGATTCTTTTGATGAGGCGATGGCACTGGCATGGGTTTTGGATGAAAACTACTGCGGAGGATATGTGGAATGAGCGAGACATGCAGTGGGTGTGCTTTTTATGATGCGGACTGGCCGCACATGATTTGCAATGTACATGAAATTCCTATGCGGCTTGAGGAACCGCACGGATGCAAGAAGTGGCGCGAGGGATTCTGGCACAGAATGTTTGGAATGCCGATGTATGCAAATGAGGAGGATGAAGAGTGAGACTGTGGCATAAAGATTTGATCTCGGTTCTGCCGCGCCAGCAACTGCTTGGTCAGTGGCGCGAATGCTGCGCCATTGCCAGGAACATCTCCGAGAAGGGCAGTCCGAACCATGTCTTGGTAAACCGGATCATGGATTACCCAATGAGTCATTTCTACACATACGGTTTCATAGTGGCTATGGAAATGGCAAAGCGGGAGTACGCGTGTGATTTCATGAAGTTCGGCCACTATTTCACATGGCCGCACGAAGCACGGCTTGAGAGCAAAGAGGCTATCTTTTGTGACTGGCACAACAAAAAGTACCTGCGTCAGTGCTACTACAATTTGGAAGAGAAGCACGACTGCAGCGCGATCAGCGACGCAGAATGGATACTTATCTCTCAGAAATGTTCGTGCATTTGAATGCTGCACGAAAAAAGCACTCTGACTTCATCGTAAGTCAGGGTGCTTTTTTGTATGCTTTCATCATGAGAAATGAGCGGATTATAAAAGCGATACAGAGATTGATAGCGTGCGGGATGCCGCCTTGCGAGGCATTCCTGGTTTGTGATGATTTTATCAGGCGTTTCGGAATGCGCGACCTTGAAGCCTGTGTGAGATCGGTGGAGGTGCGGCATGTGGCGTAAATCAGATATATGATGATTGTTTCCATATAAAACCACCTGCCGAACAGATGTCGCCTCTAATGCAAGCTGAAATTTCTTTACGTGAAATTCCAGTTATTTGTTCGGCTATGGTAGAAGTTATATAAATAGCCAATAACTGTCCGTTGATAAGCCTTTGTTCTACTGGTTTTCCAATAGTTAACATTGCTCTGAATTTTGCAGTTCCATAACAGTTGTTGTATCGAGGTGTGCACCATTCTAAATTGTCGGCGCAGTTATTAGTTTTGTTTTCATCAATATGATTTATGTGTGGGAGGTTATTTGGATTAGGGACGAACGCTTGTGCAACAATTCTGTGGATAAGAAATTTTCTCTTTTTTGTATGATGATAAAGCATAACTTGATAATAACCACTATTATTTTCGCTTGGCTTCAATATATATTCATCAGGACAAGATGCTCGTTTCCATTTTTGAAGGCTTTTTATTCTACCCAAATTGCTTACTTGATACAAGCCTTCGTATCCTTTAATGTCTTTCCAGATTTCATTCATGATTACGTATCTCCTTTTTTATTTTTAGTATACCACAAATAAAAGTAGATAACAAGGTGATTAAAACAATGTGGAAATATTTTTTAAATAATCCATGTGGCAGACATGTAGGAGATTGTGCTGTCCGCGCTATATCGGCAGCATTAAATATTGATTGGGAAGAGGCTTACACACTTATTACAGAAGCTGGTTACAAAATGTGTGATATGCCATCTGCTGATAGCGTGTGGGGCGCGGTCCTTAGGCAGCATGGCTTCTACCGTTCGGCAATTCCGAACAGTTGTCCAAACTGTTATACAGCAGGAAACTTTGCACAAGATCATCCGCGAGGAATATATGTCCTTGGATTTGGTGGACACTGTGCAACCATAATAGATGGTGTAATTTGGGATGCATGGGATAGCAGTAATGAAGTACCTGTCTATGTTTGGTACAGAAAGGATTGATTATGGCGTATAACTCTGGTTTTCCGATGGGATACCAACCTTACTATCCGCAGTATCAGTATCAGGCTCCGCAGGTACAGACGCCACAGCCACAGCAGATGGGTGGGCGTGTTTGGGTGTCCGGTGAGGCCGGTGCGAAAGCCTATATTCTTGCTCCGAATTCGTCAGCCGAGCTGTGGGATTCAGAGCAGCAGACAATCTATCTGAAGTCTGCGGATGCATCCGGCATCCCGTCAATGAAGGTACTGGATTATACAATACGTTCTGAAGCTCCTACAAGGCCACCAGAGGACGTTAAATCGCCTGACCATATAAATGTATCACGCGAGGATTTAAACGCCTTACAGAGCCAAATAGACGCTTTAAAAGATGAAGTGAGAGCTTGCCGTCAGACGATAGCAGAAAGCGAGGTATATCATGGGAAATCCGATTTACGAAGAAGACATGAGGGGAAGGACACAGCAACAGCAGATGAGTCTGCCGCAGATGTTGCAGAGTCTTAAAAGTGACCCCGTTTCATTTGCGCGACATATGGGTATAAACATTCCCGATGGTGTGGATTTAAGGAATCCACAATCTATTATCAGTGCTCTTATGCAATCAGGACAGGTAAGCGGAAATGCTTATAAGTCTGCAATGCAGAGGATGATGCGCAGATAGTATGCAAAAGCCAGTGCGCAGGGCTTGTGTATAAAGTTTCTATTAACCGACTACTCGTTTGGAGAGTAGCCGCTTACCTAAAACAATTATGGGTAGAAAGGGAAAAAGTATGGCACTTACAGATGAGAGCAACGGCGGCATTGGAGCAACTATGCTTGTAGGCCCGACAGGATACGCCGGAAACAGCGGCGGTTTTGGTTGTGGCTTTGGCGGTGACTGGGCATGGATCCTTCTGCTTCTGCTCCTTGGTGGAAACGGCTGGGGCGGCTATGGCATGGGCGGTTTTGCCGGCGGTCTTGGGATTGACTTCCCGTGGCTTCTGAACGGTCAGAACGGGATCAATAATAACGTCAACGACGGCTTCAGAGATGCACAGCTCCATGACTCCGTAACTTCTGTCAGGGATGGTGTGAGCAATCTGGCTACACAGCTTTGCGGATGCTGCGGTGATATGCAGATGTCGATTGCCAATTCCACGGCAGGAATTCAGCAGAGCCTTTGCAATGGATTTGCCGGAACAACTGCTGCAATCACGGGAGCGCAGAATGCACTTTCACAGCAGATGAACAGCAATGAAATCGCTAATCTGAATCGCTCTTTTGCTGAACAGACTGCAAATATGCAGGGATTCAACGGCCTCAATTCCGGTGTTGCTGATCTTCGGTACACAGTAGCGACGGAAGCATGCGCAGACCGTGCTGCGGTTGGCGATGCGCTCCAGAATGTCACGATGCAGAACATGGGCAACACAAACGCCATCGTTTCTGCGATCACTGCCGGGATCCAGTCCATCAAAGATGACCTGTGCCAGGATCGTCTGGATGCGGAACGCAGGGAGAACCAGAATCTCCGCTCCGAGCTTATGTATGCTCGTGGTCAGGCTTCTCAGGTGGAACAGACTGCACAGCTTCTGGCAAACAACAATGCGCAGACTGCACTCTTCCAGCAGGGATTTGCTAACGAAGTGGACGCGCTGTATAACCGTCTGAATTCTTGCCCGGTTCCGACTACTCCGGTTTATGGCAGGACTCCGATTTTCACATGCAACCAGAACCAGGGCTGCGGTTGCGGCTGCGGCTGTGGCGTAGGCTGAGTAGCGGGGGTGTGACATGGCGGAATATTTAGCGAATGCGGTCCAGAATGTGGCTCTAAGCGGTCCGATCATCTTCACAGCTTCTATCCCTTGCCGTAAAGGCTACGTCTACCACGAAGACGAGACAGGGATTTTTATTCTCCGTGGCATCACTGATAACTGCTTTGCAAGGTACCAGGTGACCTTCAATGGGAATATTGCCATTCCGACCGACGGTGCAATCACGCCCGTTGCTGTGGCCATTGCTGTCAATGGCGAACCCAGGCTTACGAGCCGGGCAATCTACACACCTGCGGCGGTGGATGAGTATGGCAATGTGACTTCAACAGCGATTATTACGGTCCCGCGTGGATGCTGCTTCTCGCTGTCCGTGGAGTACGTAGACGCGACTGTAGATGATCCGGCCACGACTCCCACACCAACCATTGAGGTGCAGAACGCGAACCTTGTAATTACCAGGATTGCATGAGGAAGGAGGATAAAAAAGTGCATAAATTATATGAGTATGTCTGCGACGAGCTCAAGGATCTTGAGAAGAAAGCAGAAAAAGGAAACCTGTCCATGCAGGAAGTCCAGTATGCCGACACGCTTGCGCATCTGAAAAAGAATCTCATGAAAGCGGATGAGATGATGGAAGACGAGTACGGCGAGTATAGCATGGCGTACTATCCGATGACATCTTACGCCGAAGAAGGCGGGGGCAAGGGGACGTACTCCAGCCGCATGATGGGCGGCAGGTCTTATGCCAGTGGAAGAGGGTCCAATGCACGGCGCGACAGCCGTGGACGTTATTCTTCCCGTGGCTACTCCATGGCGGGGGAAGACTTCCGGATGGAACTAGAAGATTTGATTGAAGAAGCACCAAACGAGCGCATCAAGCAGAAAATGCGTGAGTTGATGCACGAAGTGTAAAGGAGGTGGCCTCTTGTGATCACAGAGAAGGACTTGCAGGAGGCCATCGCTGAGTGCGAAGGTCAGAGGAATCCGAGCGCAAGCACATGCATTAAACTTGCGGCTTTTTATACCATAAAGCAGCATATGTTTGGAGCTCCTGGAGCATACTCTTTTGCTTCCGGCCCTTTGCCGACCGTTGAAAAGAGCGTAGAGGATCCAGGAAGAATTAAATATGAAAGCGATACTGAATTCGCAAAAGAAGTTTATGGGATGAAAATAGATGTGTTCATGTCGATAATGGACGAGCTGATGTCTACACTTGAGATGGTCCATCCTAGACTGTATGCCGGAGTGATGCGCAAAGTAAAAAGCCCTGTGTGATCAGCACAGGGCTTTCTACTTTTCTTGAAAGGAGGCAAACAATGACAAAGAACTAACCGGCAACCGCAAGCCACAACCCATAATTATGGTATCAAATATTCAATCTCATGTCAATGTCGTTTTTAATGAACGATTTCATTCATTATCTATAACTTTCTCTATATTTTTTTTCTCTATAGCTACTTTTCTATTATGCACTTATTTCATTCATACTACATAGAAAAATAATAATAAATAATATAATATAATATATTATATTGACATTTTGCGCCGCATGGAGTATCATGTTCCATGAGGCGTTGTTTTTTTTGAAAGGAGGTAATCGTGTTACCAGACGTAAGTACAAGACGCAAACTGAGCGGATATGCAAAAAATGATTACGACAGCCAGCAGATCCGTGCAGCGATCAATTTGAAAGTCCATGACGGCAGGACTACTGAGAACTGTGTTCGGATCGTCAGACGGATGAACCAGTACCTGGATGATTCAAGATACCTGGTCATTGAAGCATCTGCGATCTTTTATTTTATGAAAGGGCTTTTGGAAGGTGACTTTCAAGATTCGGACAGCGAAATCATCAGGCTGTATGATCAGAACATCGACAAGGATCTGCTGGGCAGCTCCATGAAGAATGTCATGAAGGTGATCAAGTCCGTCGCGTCCCAGCGGAGGCTTGTGAGGGGCGTAAAAAGTGTGATCAAGAAGAACCGCATCAACCGGGACTGGGAGGAACTTTTGACAAAATTTCTTGACGATCTGGAAGCCCGTCTGAAGTATGTGCAGGATATCGTGATTCCTGGTAATGTCCAGAACACTCCCATGGGCGCATACATGGATTATCTCGACAGCAAGGAGATAACCATTTTTGAAGATATTGCGCTCTATGTGGATAACTCTGGTCGTCTTTTTGACGCTGATGACAAGAGTATCGAGATTTACAATGACCATGTGCTTCAGGTCCTTTGCAACCTTGACGGTGATGCCACCGAGATGCTTTTGGAAAAAGCCAGATCCGGCATGGCGTACAGACAGGCAAAGGTCGAGAAGATCAGGGCCGATGAAGCGGAGCAGAAGCAGGCTGAATTTGCTGTGGGCATGGATGAATGTCGGTCTATGGTCCTGAGTCTGTGTTCCAGCGCGGGCAGCACATTCAGAAGGATGCGCATTACATCGCTTTTATATTACTCAAAGCGCTGTGCCGATGTGTGGGTGATCGCGGCGGCGAATGTAAAGCCCAGGCGGTCCGGGTACTTGAAAAAATGCGGAAGCGGGCGGTTTTCAGTATCCTGTGTGGCGGATGCATCCATCTGGGAGACAGAAGAAGCAGCCAAGGAAGCCGCTGTCATTTTCTGCGAGAAAGAAGGCCGTGTAGCGGAAGTCTCGAAAGTGGAGCTGTACGCCTACGGCATTGGAATTTAACAGATTTTATAAAAAGTTGTTGATTTCTTTTAGAATTTCATGTTAAGATAATCGCAATCGGAAAGGAGGTGAAGAAATGAGCGATCTGAGCGACAAGATTTTCATGTACCGCGCACGGCATAGACTAACCCAGACGGAAATGGCGAAGCGTTGCGGCATCAGCCTGTCAACTCTCTGTGCCGTTGAGAAGCGGGACGAAGAGCCGAGCGCCAGGACTCTGATAAGGATCATGGATGTATTGGAAGGAGAAAACGATGAGGGTCAGCATATCACAAATTAAGCTCTTTAAGGCTTGCCGGAGGGCTTACGAGCTGAGGTACATCTACGGCATGCAACCGGTGGAGAAAGCAGAAGCCCTGGAAACTGGCATCAGCTATCATGAGAAATTGGAGCGGATGTATCAGGATGAGGGCTGCGTCGATATGGAGGATCTGAGCAAGGAATCCGCTATGGCATGCGCTTATGCCAAATACATCTATCCGGGATTTCGGGTAAAATCCTGTGAAGAATGGTTCGAGTATGAATTGACGGACGGTGACAAGCTGATCGGAAGGCTGGACGGGATCGCGGAAGATGGGAAGCTTGTGGAACACAAAACCACGTCCCAGGAGATCGGTGAGGATTACGAGTACGATCTTATGTGGGATGAGCAGGTGCTTGCCTACATGCTTGCAACCGGATCCAGGAAGATGTGGTACACGATTTGCCGCAAGCCGACGATCCGGCAAAAGAAGGGAGAGACGGAAGTAGAATTCTTCCATCGGATGGTGGAATGGTACGATGATGACACATCGTCAAAGATCCGGCTTCTTCTGGTAGAACGGACCGATGAGGAAGTGGAGCAGTTCAGACGCGAACTGGTGTCGATCACAGATGCGATGAAAAAGGCTGAAAGAGTCGGAGAGTTTTACAAGAACTGCTTACATTGTTTCCGCTGGGGCCGCCGCTGCGAGTATGCCAGCATCTGCCTGAACTTCGATCCGGAACAGGAGTACATAGAGTTTACTAGGAGAGAGAGGGAATGAGTAGGCGTAAAAGATACGAGCGAGAAAGGACAACAAATTATTTGTCTGCTAAGATTTTCGGTGGGGAAAGAATTACAAAAATCGAAAGATATTGTGATTTTATGGGCATGTCAAATCAGCAGTTTCTTGAAATGTTGGTGGACAAGTTTTTTGAAAATGAAATTGATTGGTTGCGGACAATGACCAAAGAACAGCTTATTGATTATATAATCAATAAAAAATGAAGGAGGGAAAACAATGGGCACACTCAGAACTCTTGCACGCGGGATCGCAAAGAACCGGATGAAGGATCAGGGTTATGTGAAGTTTTGCAAACATGGATACTACGGGAGAGAGTGGGAGAAAACCAGAACAAGCAGCATTTTTGCTGAGAAGTGGAGAAAGGAGATTAGAAAGTAATGCGTGAGATGGCAACCATTGACAACCTGGTACAGGATCGGCACTACACATCGCTGCTGTACTGCCCGCCTGGTGTGGGCAAGAGTACGGCAATTGGCCTGATCGCGGAAGGCAGCGAGGGTAACACCCTGGTACTGGATGTGGATCGGACAATCTCGAACACACTCGCCAAAAAGGAAGTTGTCCAGGATGTCAGTAAAATCAGGGTTTGGCGGGTAGATAACCTTGCGACCTTCTCCGACTGGTCGGCATGCATGCAGGAGCTTGTGGACATGAGGGACAGCGGTGAACTGGCAAAACTGGACATCCGCACTATTGCGGTGGATAACATCAGTGAACTGGAACGCTGCATCCTCTCGGACTTGGGCCTGAAGGGAAAAAACAACGGGGTTCCCGCGCAGGGGGATTACCAGTTCATGCAGTTCAAGCTGGTAAATTCCCTCCGGCTGATGAAGTCCCTGGGCGTCAACATCATCTGGACGGCATGGGAGGATGTGCGAAATATCGTTATGCCGAATGGCACAAGTTATTCGCAGATCATTCCAAAGATGTCTGCAAAGATTGTGGACAACATCTGCGGCCTTTGCGACATTGTAGGCAGGATTTTTGTTAATAAGGATGGCGAGCACGGCATTCTGCTTGAAGCGATGCAGAATGTCTATGCAAAGAACCAGGTAGACAGCCGGAAGGCGTGCAAGGTAGAAAGTTTGATGAAGTTTGAAGAGAAGAAGGAGGAGGAAGGACATGAAGTTTGAAATTGAAATTATGCAGAAGGGTAAATATGGAACCGAGACGCTCGTAGGTAAAGTAAACTCTTACATGGCTGCGGAACAGCTCGCCGAGATGATCATAGCGGGATTCGAGGAAACCGAGGTGAAGATTACGGCTGTAGCCAGCAATAAGACACAGGAGGATGCATAAAATGGCGTGGAGTTATAAGAGACAGGAAAGACAGTTTCCGGTTATCCCGGAAGGGGAATACAGGATCAGGATAAATGAAGTCGAGAAAAAGAAGTCAAAATCGAGCGGCAGGGATATGCTGTCATTTAAGTTTGACGTCAGCGGAAGAAGCAGTCTGCTGTTCCATAACATCGTGTTTATGGAAGACAAGCCGGAAATGACGAACAGAATGCTGACACAGTTCTTCGACAGCTTCAAAGATATTCCTGATGGGGATTTTAATCTTGCAAACTGGGTCGGAAAAGTTGGGGCCTGCAAGGTCAGGCACGAGGAGAGCGACTACAACGGCGGATCCGTCCAAGCACGGATTCACTATTTTATCAGCGCGGACAAAGCTGTAAATCTCCCGCCATGGTCGGAACCGGCGGGAACCATGGAGAGAAAGCCAGACTGGACGGAAAACAAAGCTGCGGCAGATGGTTTCATGCCTGCGCCGGAAGGCGTCGGCAGCTTCGACGAAATCCCGCTGTTCTGATCACGATATTTGCGGGGGCTTCGGCTCCCGCTTTTGCTTTCAGGAGGAATATAGATGAAGTACGATACATACAAAAAAGCACAGGCAATCGCCAATGATGCAGTGATCTGCAATGAAGTAATCAGATTCGTGGATGCATACATGCCGCCGAAAGGAAGTGGCTACAATTTCAAGATTGTGCTTCATGACAGAGAGCTTGACTGTCCATCGTGGATGTATGGGGCTATCAGAGACATTTGCGAAAAGAAGAAGGACGAACTGAGGAAACAATTTGAAGAACTGTAACAGGAGGAAGCTATGGAAAAATTGAAGCCATGTCCATTTTGTGGAAGTGAAGTAGAGTTTGCAGATTATGGACAGCCGGGAGAATTTGAAGATTGGGCAGTGTACTGCAAATCATGTAGAATTGCTATGTTGGCACCTGGGCCGGAAGAGGGCTGCATTGCCACCAGGGAAGAGGCAGCAAAGGCGTGGAACCGACGAGCAGTGCCGAAAACCACACAGATTCTTGCGGATATCCTCAATGGGGCGCCGCTTCTTCATCCATGTGATATGCTGTGGAGTCCGGAAGGATGGTGCAAAGATCACTGTAAGCCAGGACAACAAGAGCCTGATAAAGAGTGCTGGCTGAAATATGTAGAGATCATAGCATCGGAAGTGTAATGGAGGTATATTTTATGTCTGAAAAAACAGAAATAATATGTAAAATTGGAATTCTGTCGGCATTGTATGTGGTATTAAGTGCTTTTTTGAAAATTACGATTATCGGCAATATTCAAGTTGATCTCGGATATATAGCATTTGCAGTCGCACTGTGTGAACTTGGAATTCACGGAACGTATGTCGGAGCAATCGGATGCGCGGTTGAAAGCATTTTGTTTTCAGCCTATGGATTTTCTATAAGTTGGCTGGTGGCAAACATTGCAATTGGCATTATATACGGACTGATAGTAAGAAGAAAAGATAAAACGCTTTATAAAATAATAGCTGCCGCATTTGGATGCATCATTGGACTACTGATCTTGAAAACGGTTATCGAATGTGCTTTATACGGCATACCTGTTGCTGTAAAGATTCCGAAAAATGCAGTCGCAATGTGTATGGACTTTGCTGCTATGACATTCGGGATAATTCTTTATCAGTTCCTTTTGCCAAAGATTAGGTATAAAAATGTGTAAAGCAGAACATACGGTTATAGTATATGGTGCATGTGTGATATGCGGGAAAGATATAGAAGAAAATGGCAATATTTTTGTATGTTCCGATTGTGTCAGAATGATAAAAGGAGAAGAAGCTGATGAACAACAAAAAGCTGGGGAACAACTTCGAGCGTAAGATGTGCGAAATTCTGGCAAATGACGGATGGTGGGTACACTTCATTGCGCCTGATCGAAGAGGGGCGCAACCTTTTGACATTATCGCCGTGCGGGACGGGATCCCTGCGGCAATCGACTGCAAAACCTGCGAGGATCATATCTTCCGGCTTTCGCGTCTGGAAGACAACCAGGTAAACGCTTTTGCAAAGTGGATGGCCTGTGGGAATAAACTTGCATATCTTGCAGTTTTGCATAAGGGTGATGTGTATATGGTTTACTATAAGCATCTTGTAGAATTGGGATGCATAGACTTGGATATTCTGGAGGCGAAGTATCATGGCGTATCAGTGTAAGCGCGGTGGAGGAGAGTGTGACGGCTGCGGATCCTGTGAAGAAAGGCCGGTTCTGTATGACTACGAAGGTGAGCCAATTTATGCCGGAGAAAAATACTATGATTTCGGAGAAGGCGATATCGTAAGGTTGGACAGCCTTGCGGAATGGGCCGAGCGTTTTTTGTGCGAAGCGCGAGGTGACGATTGATGATAGGTTATGTCCGTGAGAAAATATTCATCTACGACCCGACACCGGAAATGCGCTCCTGGTGTCGGGAGCGCTTGGTGATCGACAATCCTGAGTATGTAAAGAAGCAGAACATGGGACTATGGACTGGCAATATTCCTCGCCAGTTCTTTCTTTACGAAGAAGTTGGAAAAACCTGTCTTGTCCTTCCGTTCGGATGTCTGCATGAAATTCATGAGCGGTTCCCTGATATGGAGTTCAAAAGCCGTATATGCCGCGCTGAGGGCTTCCAGTACGATAGTCGCATAAATCTATACCCATATCAGGAAAACGCCGTACAAGCGATTCTGGAGGCTAGAAACGGCATCCTGGTGATGCCATGCGGATCAGGAAAGACTCAGACGGCGCTTGAAACAGTGGCGCGGATCGGGATGAGGGCTTTATGGATCACACACACGCAGGATTTGCTCACACAGTCTCTGAACCGTGCAAAATCCGTGTATGGCTGCGATCCTGACAGTTATGGTACAATTACGGATGGCCGAATCAAGATCGGCAGCGGAATTACTTTTGCTACGGTCCAGACAGCAAGCAAGGTGGATCTGACGCCATACCGTGATGAATTCGGCTGTGTGGTCGTGGACGAATGTATGCCGGGAGACACTATAATAACTACACCAACTGGAACAAAAAAATTGAAAAACCTATGCAATGATGATATAATAACATCATATAATAGGAACTTAAAAAAAATTGAAAACAAGCGAATAACGCATGTCTTTAAGAATTGGGCGCATGATATTGTCAAAGTCAAATTATCGAACGGAGAAGAAATTATTTGTACCGAAAATCATCCCGTTTATACAAAAGACAGACAGTGGATTGGAGCAGGAAGGTTGGTGTGTGATGATTATGTATTGCGATTGGTGCGGAAAGGAATTGGAAACAGATTTGATGCCAGAAACATCAAAAAGACGTGCTTTGACAAGAGGATATTGTTATTGTTCAAAGGCTTGCTCTGCAAAGGGTGGTGGAAAACGGAATGTTTGGACGCCAGAACGAAGAGCGATTTCTGCACGGACGTTAGCAGAAACAAATCGAAAATATGCGAGCAAGCGAATGAAAGAAAGAAATCCGATGAAAAATCCAGAAACAAGAAAGAAAGTTTCGGAAAGGTTGAAAGAAATTGGTCATCGACCCAAACTCCATGGTGGAAACGGGATGGGGATGACGGAACCTCAGAGGATGTTGGTAGACGGAATTTTACAAAAACAAACAGATATTACAGTTATGATCGAATATCCAATTCCGACAAAAATGAAAAGAGATTCTGGTTATCCAACTTGCTACAAGGTCGATATTGCATTGATAGAACCTATGATAGCGATAGAAATAGATGGATTTTCACATTGTGCGATCAACCGGCAGGAACAAGACATAAAAAAAGAACATTTTTTGAATGGATTAGGGTGGACAGTGTTGAGATTCAAAAACAAACAAGTGATGGAACATTTGGAGGATTGTGTTCAGACGGTTATGTCTACAATATCGAAGTAGAAGATAATAATAATTATTTCGCAGACGGAATATTGGTTCATAATTGTCATAAGGCGATAGGAGGCCCTACAAAGTGCATGCAATTCTATAAGGTGCTGAGTTCCCTGTCTGCCCGCTATAAGATCGGCCTGACGGCCACACCGAAGCGCGGAGACGGCCTGTCGCGTATGATGTTTGCGCTGATCGGTGATGTCGTGCATGAGGTATCCAGGGAAGAAGTTGCCGGAACTACCTGCCCTGTGGAAGTCAGGCAGATCGAGACAGGGTATACGCCGGATATGGACATGGCTCTTTGCGGCGACGGCACCATCAACTATGCAGGGCTTGTGGAAGACATGACGCACAACCAGAAGCGTTTTAACGCCGTTCTGAGCGTTATTAAGGACATACCCGTAGGAATGCCGGCCCTTGTGCTTGCGAACCGTGTGGAGTACCTACAGAGCCTCTCACAGCAATGTGGCAAGAAGTCCATGTGTTTGTCCGGCATGGGCACGGGTAAGAAAGCGAGGCAGGAGCGGAAGGACGCGCTTGCATCCTTGAATGCCGGTGAGATAGATTGCCTGTTTGCCACGTACCAGCTGGCAAAGGAGGGATTGGACGTTCCAAACCTGCGATATGTGGTTTTTACGACTCCTGAGAAAGATGAAGCCACGGTGATCCAGGCAACAGGAAGGGTGGCGCGGAAAGCAGACGGCAAAGACAAGGGTACAGTGATTGACCTGGTGGACGATTTCGGGATGCTCTACGGATGGGCGAAGAAAAGAAGGAACATATATGTGAAGAAACTAGAGTTTTCCATACTTGAATAAACAATAAATAATATTGACATTTGTGCAGCTGTGTAGTAATATTTACTATACAGCTACAATTTTTATTAAGGGGGTATAGCAATGAACGAAGGGGCAAAGCAGCTTTCCGTGCCGAATTTCATGATTAAGCCGGAAAAGAAGAAGACGAAGCGGGAC